GGCGACCTGACCATCGTCGAGGACGCCAGCCCCATCAGGTCGACCCTGTAAATCTCCGCAGGAAACCGCTGGTTGTACGGTTCCTGATAGGACGGTTCCTGATAGGACGGTTCTTTGTACGGTTGCGGCCGGGTCCGAATCCCGCCAGTCCAGGCCCGGCTTGTAATGGTTCCTGATACACCCTAAACGCCTCCAGAAGGTCGACCTAATGGGGGCGAAAACACCCTCAAACGGGGATATCCGCACAACCCCGTGAGGCGCGTGGACTTACAGTGCCCGGGCCTCGACCTCTATTACTCCGGGCCGAAAAACAGCCCCAGGGCAGCCCCGGGGCTGTTGACTTAATCATCCTATGTTGTAGGATGCGCATGGTCGGTTGGTTGGGACGGCGGCCAGTAAGTCAAGAGGCCGCGAACCCAGGCAGAGCCCGACCCGGTTCCTTGAAAACCAAATAGCCCCACCTGAGGAGAGCAGAGCTCGAGGGCCGCACGCGGCGGGAGCCAGTCGGATCGGCGCACGGCGAGGATCACGCGAGGCGGAAGGAGTCAGGTGGCAGGGGCGGGGGACCGCAGTCAGGTGTCCCGGCGCCAGTAGTGGCGCCCGAGCAGCACAGCACGAACTCAACCAACAGCCCCGAGCGAGCACGCTTCGCTTCGCTCACGACGCCCGGCCGCGAGGTCAGGACGCCGTGAGGGAAGCGAAGACCGCTCCCGCAAGGAGATAACCATGACCGCCACCGTCAAGAACCTGATCCGCCGCTTCGAGTCGAACAACGGCCGCACGCTCACGATCAGCGCCAAGCGCACGAAGCAGCAGGACGGCCACATGAACGTGGCCGTGCGCTACAAGGGCAGCAAGGCCGCCTTCGGCGACCGCGCCAAGCTCTCGACCGACGAGGCGCTCGAGTACGTGGCCGCGCAGGCGACCAAGGCCATCGAGGCCGGTTGGGTCGAGATCGTCAAGGAGAAGAAGGCCCGCGCCGCCGCCGCGCAGCCGAAGGCGCCCCTGTTCGTCGGCGTCCCGAGCGTCGACGACCTCGACCGCATCGACGCGGCGCTGGCCGAGCGCAAGAGCAGCTACAAGCCGAAGCCGAAGGCCGAGGCCAAGCCGAAGGCCGCGAAGCCCCGGCTGGCCCCGAAGGCCAAGAAGTAGGTGAGGGCAGGGCGCCTCGAGCGCCCTGTAAACCGCGTGCCGGGTCCCAAGCCCCGGCAGACAAGAGGAGGCCACATGCCGACCATGCATCCGTGCTCCGAACCGTGCCGCAGCATCGAGGTGGACGTGCCCGAAGCGTCGTCCATCATGCTCTGGTGCCCGGACGACCGCGTGTTCGTCGAGATCTTCATGGTGGCCAGCGGGCCGGCCATGTACCTCTGGCAGGCGCAGCGCACGGGCATGGGCCACAGCGGCCTGCTGATGCACCCGAGCGCGTTCAAGGCCAAGTAGGTGAGGGCAGCCCTTCGGGGCTGTAAACCGCGTCCCGGTCCCAAGCCCGGGAGTCCAAGGGAGACGAGCCATGACGATCAAGGTCGAGGTCGAGATGCTGGTCGCCGTCAAGGGCATCGGGTTCGAGGTGATCAAGTGAGCGCCTACAAGCCGACCGACGGCAGCAAGCAGACCCAGGTCGTGCCGGTCATCGCCGACACCGAGCGCGTGCACGAGTTCGAGGTGACCGCCGAGTTTCAGGCCGCCGACGCCGGCTGCGGCCAGCGGGCCGGCTGGTATCTGCTCGAGGCGCGGCTCATGGCCCGCAGCGGCAAGCGCAGCCGCAAGGTGGAGCTCGAGCGCTGGCGCGAGGAGCAGATCATGGACCTGTTCGACCGGTTCATGGCCGATTACGCCGACGGCTACGACAGCTGAGAGGTGGGTGAGGGCAGGGAGCGCCGCGACCGAGCGGCCGCCGGTGAGCGCCAGCACGGGCCCGGCAACATGGCCCGCGTCAGCGGCGCCCCTGTAAACCGCGTGCCGGGTCCCAAGCCCCGGCAGTTCAGGAGGACACATGACGCCCCGCATCTTCGGTCTGGTCGGCTCGAACAGCCAGCACACGGTCTACCGGGTCAACGAGCGCGAGAGCTTCGGCACCCGCAAGAGCATCGAGGTCTGGCGCGACGACGAGTGGCAGCCCTGGGGCTGGATGCTCGCGGCCGACCTCGAGCGCAACGCCATCGACCTCAAGGGCGACGCCATCGACATGGCCTGCAGCATGTGCGGCGGGCCGCGCCTCGAGGCCGGCGTCGGCTCCAAGTTCCACGTCTGCAGCCCCGACGCGCTCGACCACGCGCAGAAGAACCTGCAGCGGCGCTGGAGCTGCTGCTGCCGGGCCTGCACGGTGCTCTACGTCAAGCTCGAGCGCATCGACGCCATCGAGGCGCTGCCCTGCGACGGCTGCGGGACGCCCTGCGTCGACTGCCGCTGCGACGCCGACGAGCGCGAGCACGCGATCTGATGGTGGTGAGGGCAGCCCCGGCCAAGGAAGGAGGCCAGCCGGGGCTGTAAACCGCGTGCCGGGTCCCAAGCCCCGGCAGAGGAGGAGACGTGGTCAAGCACTACCGCAACCGCTACCGGCTGCAGGAATGCCCGGCATGGCGCAGCGCCTTCGACAAGGACGGCAAGCAGAAGAAGCAGAGCCCGACCGCGAGGCCGTTGTGGAGCAACGGCCAGCCACCGCCGCCGCTCGAGGCCGAGGTCATCGTCCGCGTCAACGACATCGGCTCGGCCATCGTCGTCGGCTACTTCGTGGAGTACGGCTACCTGGGCCTGCACGTCATGCCGAAGAATCCGCCGGCGTGGTACCGGAAGCAGAACGGCCTCCCGGGCGGCGCCTGGAAGGACTGCCACGTCTTCGGCGCGGAGGTCGGCATCGGGTGAGGGCAGCGGCGCGCCTCGAGCGCGCCCTGTAAACCGCGTCCCGGGTCCCAAGCCCCGGGAGCTTCCAAGGAGACGAGCATGCGCGTTCAGTTCATCGAGCGTCAGAACGGCCCGGAGCGGATGGTGTGCGAGGCCGAGATCGTGTTCGACGACGGCCCGCTGCAGGACATGAAGCTGGTGGGCTTCGCGCTCTGGCGCGGCGCCGACGGCGAGAAGTACGTGACCTTCCCGAGCCGCGCCATCGGCGCCGGCACCGAGCGCCGTTTCTTCGACTACCTCCGCAGCGCCAACGGCAACGTCGAGGACATGCGGCGCGTCAAGGCGTGGATCCTCGAGAGCTGGCAGGCGCACGTCGAGCGGCAGCCGCAGCCGACCACGTAGTGGTGAGGGCAGCCCTTCGGGGCTGTAAACCGCGTGCCGGGTCCCAAGCCCCGGCAGTTCAGGAGGACAAGATGCCCTGCAGCATGACGACGAAGGACGAGTGCCGCACCGCCCGCGAGCGCGAGGTCGCCGGCACCGACAAGCAGCCCGCCGTCTGCGAGCACCACGACAACCCGCAGCCGTGCCCGCTCGGCTACGGGCACCCGGACGGCCAGCCCGCCGGCCTGTGCGTCTGCCGGATCACGCCCGATTTCACGAGCGCCCTGATCTGCACCGCCGTCGAGGGCGGCATCAATTACTGGGCGCGGGTCCGCGGCTACAAGGGACGGCGTGCCGCACGCAACCGCGAGCATCGTCGAGCAGGACGTGTCGCACGAGGACGGCGTGAGGCGCCGCGCCACGCTCGACCGGGCGAAGGTGCTGCTCGGCGTCGAGCGCGTGCTGCGCCCGACCTTCCGCGTGGCCGAGGACATCCGGCGCCAGCTGGCCCTCGCTGCCACGTACGGCACGGCGGACTTCGACGCGGACGTGGCCGACGTCGTGGTCCAGGCCGCCATCTTCGACGAGATCGTGTACGGCTAGGTGAGGGCAGCGGCGCGCCTCGAGCGCGCCCCTGTAAACCGCGTCCCGGTCCCAAGCCCGGGAGTCCACAGAGGAGGAGAACCATGCAGGCTGTTCTGATCACGCTGGCCGGCGAGCAGGCCGACATCAAGCCCGCCGGCTACCTGGGCGGCGAGTGGTTCGGGCGCTACAAGAAGGCGTGCGACTCAGTCGGCGCCCGCTTCAACCCGAGCACGAAGTCGCAGCGGCTCGAGCTGCGCTCCGTCGCCGACGCGTGCGAGGCCCTGCGCTCCGCCGGCCTCGTGCCGCGTGTCGCGCCCGACGTGGTCAAGGCCGTCGAAGGCGTGCACGAGCAGCAGGCCCAGGCCGCCGCCGTCGTCGCGCAGCGCGTGGAGCTCGCCACGGTCGCGGCCCTCGGCGGTCGCGGCCCGATGCCGTTCCAGGCCGAAGACGCCGCTTGGCTCGCCGGGCGCGGCTCCGGCGTCCTGACGCACAAGATGGGCCTGGGCAAGACCGTAATGGCGCTCCTGGCCCTGCCGCCAGCCGACAAGGCCGGCGTGGTGGTCATGTGCCCGAAGTCGATCAAGGGCGTCTGGGAGCGGCACCTCAAGGTGTGGCGCCCCGACTTCCAGCGCGTGATCGTCCTCTCCGGGCGCGGCAGCTTCCGCTGGCCGACCATCGGCGAGGTGGTGATCACGAACTACGACATCCTGCCGACCGCCGAGCGCGACGGCCGTTCGTGGACCGTGCCCGTGGCGCAGCCGACCTCGCCGATCTGGCTCGTGGCCGACGAGGCGCACGTGCTGCGGAACAGCAAGACGAACCGGGCGCGCTCGTTCAAGGCGCTGCGCAAGCTCGCCTCGGCCAAGGCGTACCTGCTGACCGGCACGCCTCTGGTCAACAAGCCCTCCGACCTCTGGAGCGTTCTGGACGCCGCCGACCTCGCCCGCGAGGCCTTCGGGTCCTGGGCAGCCTTCGGGCGCCTCTACAACGCGCAGGCCGACGGCTGGGGCGGCACGGCCTGGGGCAGCCCCTCGCCCCAGGTCGCGGCGCTGCTCCGCAAGGTGTGCCGCTCTCGGACGTTCGAGGAGGTCGCCCCGGACGTGCCGCGCATGGACGTGGCCGAGCGGCCGGCCCCGATCGACGCCACGACCCGGCAGCTGTGCGATGCGGCCGTGGACGCGCTGCGCGAGGCCGGCATCGACCTCGACGGAGCGGTGGCGTACCTCGGCGGCGGAGGCCACAAGCCGACCGGCGAGAAGGCACAGATCGCGTTCGAGGCCCTGTCGGCGGCTCGCAAGGCGCTGGCCGTGGCCAAGATCCCGACCATGCTCGAGGCCGTCGAGGAGTACGAGGAGCAGGAGGAGCCTGTGCTCGTGTTCTCGGCACACCGGGCCCCGGTCGAGGCCCTGGGCCAGCGCGACGGGTGGGCCGTGATCCATGGCGACGTGTCGGCCGAGGAGCGCTCGCGCATCGAGGCGTCGTTCCAGGCCGGCGAACTCAAGGGCGTGGCGGCGACCCTGACCGCCGGCGGCTTCGGCCTCACGCTCACGCGGGCGCGGTACGCCCTGTTCGTCGACAAGTGGTGGAACGACGCCGTGAACGACCAGGCCCGCCACCGCATTCACAGGATCGGCCAGACCGAGGTGCAGCTGGTGACGGAGCTCGTGGCCGACCACGACCTCGACGCCCGAGTAGCGCAGATCCTGCGCACGAAGGCCGGCTGGAGCAAGCCGGTGGCCGACGCCGAGTTCGGTGCCGGTCCCGTCTCGCAGAAGGCCACGCCGGCCGCCGCCCTGCCAGCGCCTGAGACGTTCGAGGCGCCACAGGCCCGGATGGCCCGGGAGCGGGAGGTCGTCGCTCAGGCAGCCGCACAGGCGGCCAAGGAGTGGTGCCTGAGGTGTGGTCAGCAGGCCACACTCAGCGACCGGGGACTCTGCCCGGCGTGCGCCAGCGGCGGCCGGCGGCCGGCGAAGTCGGCGCTCGAGCGCTGGGCCGAGCACGGCCTGCTCGCGCTCTCGGGCCTCGACCCCGACCGGGCCCGCGAGGTCAACGGCGTGGGCTTCAACAAGCTGGACGGCGAGTTCGGGCACAAGCTCGCCGGGCGCCTCCCGGCGCTGACGGACCGGGAGTGGTTGGCGGCCGTGCGCATGCTGCGGAAGTATCACCGGCAGATCGGCCCGCCGCCCGGCGCCGACGGTGCCGACTTCGATCCCGCGTAGGTGAGGGCAGGGCGCCTCGAGCGCCCTGAAACCGCGAGCCCGGTCCCAAGCCCGGGCCAAGGAGGAGGACCATGAAGACCGTCGTCGTCGCACTCCTGCTGCTGGCCGGGCCAGCGCACGCCATCGTGAACGGCTACGAGACGAAGCTCGAGGCCGTCGCCGCCCTCGGCCTCATCGGCCAGGAGCACCATTGCACGGCGACCCTGGTGGCGCCGGCCGTGGCGTTGACCGCCCGGCATTGCTGGGGCGTGGTCGGATGGACGGGCGACTTCGAGGCCCGCTTCGTCGGAGGCCAGACCGCACACGTCATCGCTTGGCACGTCTCGAGCACCGACGACGTGGCCCTGGTCTACTTCGCCGGGCCTGTCGAGGGCGTGCTGCCCATGCCCGTCCTGCTGGCCGAGCCACAGAAGCCGGCCGGCCTCATCCTCGCCGGGTGGGGCATGCAAGGCCCCGGCCTCAACGAGGGACCGAGCGACCAGCTGCTCGCCTGCGACACGGAGCTCCGGCAGGGCAGCGGCGTGGCCTTCCGGTCTGCCTGGGACTCGAGCGGGCCAGGATGCGGGCCGAACACGAGGGACTCTGGAGGCCCAGCCCTGCTCTACTACCGGAGCCGTCTGGTCATCGTCGGCGCCATCGTCGGCCCGACCAGCGCAACGCCGCTCTGGAACGTCTCGAGCGACCCCGCCTTTGCGGCGCTCCAGGCCGGTGACTTCTGATGACGCCCGCCCGCATTGCCGTTGCCGTCATGCAGCGGCTGCTCCCGCCGCGCTCGAGCGAGGTCGAGGTCACGCTTCTGGCGACGCACATGGCCTACATCCGGCTCGAGGGCCGGCGGCAGGAGCTCCCGAACCCGCACGCCGTGGCCGAGGCCGCACGCATCGCCAAGCGCATCCTGGCCGGCTACAGCCGCGTGCAGCAGCGGAAGCTGCGCCCCGACGAGCTCAAGCCGAACCGCCACAAGGTCTCGAGGTTCTACCTCAGGCAGTACGAGCGGGCCTGGGTCACGGTCATGGAGGACGTATGAGCGACCTGCCCGTACGCTGCGAGCCATGCCTCGGGCGCGGCTACCGTGGCCGCTGGAGGCCCCGCCACAACACGAAGGCCTGGAGACTCGAGACCTGTCGGACGTGCGGCGGCACCGGCTCGTTGCCGGAGGACAGCCGCAAGCGCAAGCGACCTCACGCCATCAAACCCATGGAGGACGACGATGCCGAAGACCGTGAAAGCCCTGGTGATCACCGGCCCCTCGACGAGCGAGTGGGCATTCCGTGACGTGCCCACCGATCTCGACTCGCTGCAGGCCATCGTCGGCGGCTCGATCGAGTGCCTCTCGTTCGCGGGCCTCGAGCTGATCTGCAACGAGGAGGGCAAGAACGAGGGCCTGCCACTGACCGTGGCCCTCTGCGAGCGCGACGGTGCCGAGGTCATCCTGCACGACATCATCGCCGGACCGCTCATCGTGCACGGCAGCATCGACAACCGCAACGAGGGCGCGATGCTCGGCCTCTCGCCGCTGCAGGAGGCCGCCCTCAAGTACTGGCGCGACCTCGACTGGCGCATCGGCCTCAGGATCGGCCTCGCCGTCACGGTCGACGGGCCGTTCATCAGGCCGAACATGCCGTGGTGAGGGCAGCGGCGCGCCTCGAGCGCGCCCTGTAAACCGCGAGCCCCGTCCCCGTCCACGTGGGCCGGGTGAAGCGCGACGTCCTGTGCCACCTGAAGCCCCTCGAGCCGCTTCGGCGCGTCTACATGGTGCCGACAGGGACCAGGGCGACCAGCGCGAGCGAGGGCCTCTGGTGGGCCGATCCGCACTCGATCAAGATGACCGGCTTCGACCAGCACGACGCGATCCACTACGGCCTGATCGTCCCGGCCGACGCCATCGAGCACAGCGCGGCGACGTGCTGGTGCCACTAAGGAGGAGCGATGAACTGCCAGTTCTGCGAGGCCGAGGCCGACTACACGGTCGACCTCAGCAAGCAAGACCCCAAGAGCAAGGCGGGTGTGGTGGGCCGCTGCGTCCGCCACTTCGCGCCCTGGAACCGCCCGCACGCGACCATGGTCCACGAGGTGCCCCCGGTCATCACCGATGCGGCTCTCAGCGACGCGGAGCGCCCGGCGCCGCCCGAGGGCGAGCCGAAGGCCAGGGCGAAGCGCGCCAAGAAGGAGGGCCCGGCCGACACCGGGTTCGACCACGCGTGAAGGCCGGCGAGGCGTTCATCCTCAACAGCCTGGGCTGGCTCGGCGCCACGATCTCGGGCCTGCTCGTCTACGACCACGCCATCAAGCAGGGCAGGTCGGCCGACGTCGCCGTGCTGGTCGGCTTCATGGGCGTGTGCCTGACCTTGAACCTCATCGGGGCCATCGTGTGCGCCCTCATGGCGCCGGCCGAGGGCTGGCACGGCAAGTGCTCGCGCTGCGGCTCGAGCGCCGACCTGTGCGACGACGACCTCTGCCTCGGCTGCCATGAGGAGAGCGGCGTCTGGTGCTCCTGGGCCTCGGGCCAGCGGAGGCGGCCATGAGACTCAACCTGAAGCGCCTCGAGCGCATCCTCAAGAACGTTAGCGCCACCTGTGCCGACTGCAACGATCCGCACGGCATCCTGTTCTGTGGCGAGTGCGGGCGGCACGACGACGACTGCACGTGCGACGGCTGCGAGCCCGAGCACACGGAGGAGTGCGACATGGACGAGGACTGCACCTGTGGCGCGAAGCGCGCCAAGGCGCGGCCGCATCGCTGCGCCCTCACGCGTGCGCTGAAGCAGGTCCAGGCCGAGCTCGGTCAGCAGCGCACGACCGCCATGCGGCACCTGCATTGGAGCGCCGTCGACCCGGCGCCACTCTGCGGCACCGGCATGCTCGGGCCCGGCCTCCGGGTCCACTACACGAAGGCCCGCAAGACCGACTGCTACGCTTGCCGGCGCGCCTTCCGGCTCTCGGTCAGCCGGCCAGCGAAGCGCTAAAAACCTGTTGAAAACAAGGGGTTTTTAGGAGATCATCCCAAGGTCCGCATTCTCAAGAGAGAGAGGAAACGATGAGCGAGCAGCAGGCCCAGGGCGCCGCCAAGCGGCGCATCTTCACGCAGCAGGAGCGCGACCTGATCCGCAAGACGGTCGCCAAGGACCTCGAGCCCAACGAGTTCGAGCTCCTGATGTACCGCGCCGAGGCGACGGGCCTCGACCCGCTGGCGAAGCAGCTGTACGCCAGCGTCCGCCGCAGCCGCGACAACGACGATAACTGGGTCCGCAACGTGACCATCGAGGCCCAGATCGACGGCCTGCGCCTCACGGCCGACAGGACCGGCACGTACGCGCCCGGCCGCGAGACCGTGTTCGGCTACAGCGACAAGGGCGAGCTCGTGAGCGCGACCGTCTACGGCAAGAAGCTCGTGGCCGGCGTGTGGCACGAGGTTTCCGCCGTCGCCATGCTCGCGGAGTACCAGCAGAAGACGCGCAGCGGCGCGCCGAATGCCATGTGGGCCAGGATGCCCCACTCGCAGCTGGCCAAGTGCGCGGAGGCCCTCATGCTGCGCAAGGGCTGGCCCGCCGACCTGAGCGGTATCTACACGTCGGACGAGATGGCCCAGGCCGACAACGAGCCCGCGCCCCAGGCCGCGCCGCCCTCGACCCCGCCGCCGCCGGCCGCGCCGAGCAGGCCCGCGACCAAGCCCGAGCCGAGCGAGGGCAGCGACGAGCAGGGCGCCAAGAACGACGCCCTGGCGGCCCGGCTCAACGCCGTGGCCGAGGAGCTCGCCAAGGCCACGGGCAGCAAGCCCGCCGACGTGGTGGGCGAGTACTCGCAGTTCTCGAAGGACGGCCGGCTCGCGATCTACGACAAGGGCCCCAAGAAGGGCAAGCCGATCCACTTCACGACGCCGAGCGAGTGGCGGAAGTTCAGCCGCACCGCCGAGGGAGCGCACAAGTGGCTCGAGGCCACGCTGCACAAGATGCAGGAGAGCCTCGACGCTCTCAGGCCCGACGCGGCCGGCGACCAGAGCGACCAGGACCACGTCGACGGCATGGGCCAGGACGAGTAGCGCCATGAGCGAACTGCTCGACGACCTCATCGCCAACATCGAGCAGGAGCGCGGCAAGGCCCTCCGGGCGGAGATCACGCCCGGGGGGCGCACGCAGCCGATCGCTTCTGACATCGATCCCGACTCCTGCCTGCGCCGGCAGGTATTCGAGCTCACCGAGAGCGCCAAGAAGCTCCCGATCACGCCCGACCTGAAGGCGCGCTTCGACGTGGGCATCCTCTGGGAGCGGCGCATCCTGGCCGAGCTCCACAACCTCGGCTACGACGTCGTGGAGGGCCAGACCCGCTTCGAGCTCAAGGGCCGGAGCGGCCGCGTCGTCCTCTCGGGCAAGATCGACGGCAAGCTCGCATGGCCGCCGAGGTCCAGCCACGACCCGGCCGGCCGCGTCCTCGCCCGGGTCAAGTTCCCGTTCGAGATCAAGAGCATGCACCCGAGCATCTTCGGCCGCTACCGCACGGCGGCCGACCTCATGGAGTCGCCGTTCCACCGGCGCTACGTCTACCAGCTGCAGGCGTACATGCTCGGCCACGGCGTCGACGAGGGCCTGTTCATCATCACGAACTGCCTGGGAGCGTGGCGCCTCGTGCCGGTCAAGCTGGACCTCGACCTCGCGGAGCAGCTGCTCGGCTTCGCGGAGCGCATCCTCGAGGCGGCCGAGGCGTACCGGTTCATCAGGGAGGTGCGAAGAACGACAAGGACCCCATGCTCAAGGCCTGGGAGGGCCTGGAGCACGGCGACCGGCTACACCAGCGACACGGACGAGTGCTCGCGCTGCGGCTTCCTGGGCGCCGTCTGCGAGCCACCCTGGCTCTCGGCGCCGGCGCCCGAGACCCTCGAGCTCCCGGCCCTGCGCGAGGCCGTCGACGTCTGGCGGCGCACCAGGGACGCCGCCGCCGAGCACGCCCGGGCCGAGAAGGAGATCAAGGAGAAGGCCAAGGCGGCCGGCGTCGCCGTCGTGACCTGCGGCGACGTCGTGGTCAGCGTCAAGGAGGTTAACAAGAAGGGCTACTCGGTGCCGGCCAAGACCGAGCGGCACGCGAGCATCAAGGTGCTGCAGGAGGGCAGCGACGATGAGTGAGGCCAGCCCGACCAAGATCAGCAGGGCCAGGAAGGCGTGGCTCCGCAAGGTGCGCGCCACCATCAAGGCCAAGAGGAGGAGCCGAAGGCCCATCACACGGAGCGGCGACGGGCAGCTGCTCGCGGTCCTGACCTCGGCGAAGGTCGCCAGGATGCGCGAGCTCGCGGCCGCCGGCGTGCCGGTGTCCGACCTCGCGCACAGGTACGGCGTGAACTACCGCACCGCCTGGGCGGCCATCACGCGCAGGACGTGGCGGTGAGCGAGCGCGAGGGCGGCTACGTCGACGTGATGTACCGGCTCGCGACCGACCCGGACTACCTCGCGCTGTCGTCCGACGCCCGGCTGGTGCTCCTGACCCTCATGCTTCTGCTCCACGAGGGCGGGCCCGCGACCGGCTTCGGCCGGCTCAACATGGAGGACTTGACGGAGTCGAGCGGCCTCGACCACGGCGCGTGTGTCGAGGCCCTTGACGAGCTCTGCCGCAAGCCCGACCTCGAGCGGCCCTGGCTCGTGCGCGAGGGCAGGCTCCTGTGGATCCGCAACATGTTCCGCTTCCAGGGCAGCTACAGGCACCCTCGCACGCTGCAGGCTGTCCTGCGGCGCATCGAGTCGGAGCACGGGAAAACCAGCATCGGCAAGGCGTTCGTCGCCTACTACCGGAAGGAGGAGTGACCCATCATGGCGGGTTCGGAGCGGTCAACGAACGGGCAGCGAACCCACTCCGAACCCGCTCCGAACCCTTCGGCTACAGCTACAGCTTCCGCTTCAGCTTCCGCTTCCCAGAATCCCCTAGGGCTAGAGCTATAAAGGCAACCAGCGTGCCAGGAGAAGGAGACATGGACAACGCGACCACGCGCCGGGAGAAGGTCAGGGCAGCGCTCAAGGCGATGGGCCTGCGCCTGCGCATCGAGGACCAGCGCAAGCTACGCGACATGGTGGCCGAGGTCATCAAGCGCGGCCCGGTGCCGCCGAGGGCCCGCAGGTGAGCGGCCTCAGCGACGACCGCTATGCCGAGGAAGTCGTCCTCGGCGCCTGCATGCTCGACGCGGCTGCGATGGAGCAAGCCCTGACGCTCAAGGCCGAGGACTTCGGCACGCCGGCGGCGCGAGAGGCCTTCGGCGCGATGCGCGACCTCGCGCTGGCAGGCGTGCCGGTCGACCCGGTGACGCTGCGGGCCGAACTGGTGAAGCGCGGCAGCATCGAGCGCGTCGGCGGGCCCGGCTGGATCGCGGGCCTGATCGACGGCGTCCCGAGGATGAGCAACCCGGAGGCGTGGCTCTCCATCGTGCGGCGCAAGGCACAGAACCGACGCATGGGCCTGCTCGGGCAGAAGCTCGCGGCCGCAGCCCGGGGCGGCGAGGACGACCTCGTGGACCGCGCCATGAAGGCCGTCATGGGGGAGCAGGAACGCTCGACGACCTCGAGCGCCTACTCGCCGGCCGAAGCCCTCAAGCGCACGACCGAGCTCATCGAGAAGTGGCACGCCCCCGACGGGCAGCACGGCGTGGCCTCGGGCCTCGAGGAGCTCGACGAGATCGTGGCCCCGATCACGCCCGGCCGTCTGGTGATCCTGGGCGCCCGGCCAGCACAGGGCAAGACCTCGCTGGGCCTCGCCGTCGCCGACACCGTCGTAGCCGACGGCCAGGGCGTGGCCCTCATGTTCTCGATGGAGATGAGCGTCGAGGAGCTCACGCTGCGGCGCCTGTGCCAGCGCGCCGGCATCGACTCCAAGGCCGTCCAGAAGGGCCGCATGGTCGAGAAGGACTGGTCCAGGCTCGCGGCCGCCTTCGGCGAGCTCAACGGACGGCGCCTATTCATCGACGACACGCCCTCATTGACCGTGCCTGACATGCGCGCCCGGGCGCGGCTCCTGCGAGGCCAGCAGGGCCAGCTCGACGTCATCGTGGTCGACTACCTGCAGCTGATCGGGTCGGATCGGCGGTACGACACCCGGGAGCGAGAGGTCGCCACCATCAGCCGCAGCCTCAAGGCCATGGCCAAGGACTTGAACTGCCCCGTCGTCGCTTGCGCGCAGCTGAACCGCAACGCCGAGGGCAGGAAGGACGGCCGGCCCGAGATTGCCGACCTGCGCGAGAGCGGCGCCGTGGAGCAGGACGCCGACCTGATCGTGCTGGTCTGGCGCAAGGTCGAGTACACGCACAAGCCGGAGGATGAGGGCTATGCCGACCTCATCATCGCCAAGCAGCGCAACGGCCCGACGGGCATGGTGACCGTGCGCTTCGACCGGCCGACCTCGGCATTCTCGAACGTGAGGCAGCCATGAGGCTCGTCATCCTCGACGGGCCAGCGGCCGGGCAGGCCTTCGTGTGGCCAGGGCCAGCGCTCGAGATCGGCACAGGGACGACGCCAGACCTGCCGCCCTTCGAGCTCGGCTACCAGCCGAACCCGTACGCGCTGCTGCTCGTCCACGATCTCGAGCTCATGCACTGTGACGTAGCGTTCTACCGCTTCAGGACCAAGGAGAGGAGAATCCAATGAACCTGAGGGAGCGCCTCAAGGCGCTGGTGGAGGAGATGGAATCCGAGGCGCTCCGGCTTCGTGACGTGCGTAACTACTCCGGCAGCGTCATCGGCCCGTGGGCGCGCAAACTGGCCGCCATCCTCGCAGAGAGCGAGAGCGACCCGCAGCAGAAGATCCTCAACTGCGACTGCCAGTGCGGCGGCACGGGGCTGATCGGCGTCGCCGTCTCAAGGGCCGAGCACGCGTGCGGCGGCGACGAGCGCAGCTGCGCCCGCATCTGCCCCGTGGAGGTCGAGGCCTGCGAGACGCGGCCCTGCGAGTGCGCCTGCCACAGCGCTGGCCGGCTCGAGCGGCTCCTGACGACCAAGGCCCCGCTCGGCCTCGAGCGCCGGGAGCTCCCGACGAGCATCAGCCTCGCGCTGGCCAGCGAGAACGAGGCCGAACGGGCCATGTGGCAGCTGTGCGGCGGTCCCCGGGGCGACCGCTGGCGCATGACCGTGCTCGCCAGCATCGACCACGGCGCCCTGCACGTCAGCATCGCGCACTCGCACCGGTACCCGACCTGGGGCGAGATCAAGGCCGTGCGCGCCTGGGCCTGGGACGAGGACACCGAAGTCGTCATGGTGCTCCGCCGGCGCGACTACGTCAACGTGCACCCGAACTGCTTTCACCTGTGGACCAGCGCATGCGGCAGGGAGGGCCGCTGACCATGCTTCGCGTCGGCGACCGGTTCCAGTTCATCGAGGGAGAGGAGGGCACGTTCGAGGTGACACGCGTTACGCCGAGCGGGGCCAGCTACCGCACGACCAGGACGAGGCACGTGGAGATTCTCGACGACGAGGGCAACATCGCCCGCACATTCGACGCTCGCGACAGCCGCACTCACCACATCAGCCGCAACGCGCACGTCCGACTTCTATCGCGGCAGGAGGGCCGCTAGGCCATGACCGAACGATGGTGCCGAATCTGCGCCTCAACGACGGGCGCAGCGTGCCGGCTCGACGAGAACTGCACGTGCTACCACGCGCCAGAAGAGCACGACCTCGCCATGACACCGCTCGCCGAGCCCGTGTTCATCCTGCGGGCGCACGACCGCTGCGCCCCGGCGGCCGTGCGGGACTGGGCGCACCGGGCCAGGAACCTGGGAGCGCCCCAGGCCAAGGTCGAGGGAGCAATGAACGTGGCCCTCGAGATGGAGGCGTGGCAGCGGCTCTACGGCTGCAAGACGCCAGACTGATGCACAAGAACCAGCACTACAAGCAAGCGCTCCTCAGGAGGAGAACTATGGGCGACATGGCGGACGCCATCATCGACGACGGCATCGCCGTCGAGTGCGGCCTCGACCCGGATCACGAGCCCGGGGAGCAGCGCGCCCTCGAGCGCGAGGAAGGAAAGCGCGACCTGGGCCTCGAGATCGCCGCAGCCGTCGCGGCCGACCTCGTGACCAGGGCCAGGGAGTACGCGGTCGAGCTCGCGCACCTGAGGTGCATCACGATCGACGACGTGAGGCGGGAGCTCGCGCAGCGCAGCCCCGCCGACTACGCGCCCGGGAACTGGCTCGGCGCCATCTTCCGGGGGCGGCAGTGGGTCCGCTGCGGCTACACCCGCAGCACGCACAAGGGAGGCCACGCCAGGGCCGTCAGCGTCTGGCGCCTGGAGAACCTGCCGTGCACGTGCGCGACGAGGCCTCGCTCGCGATGAACGGCTGGCACGTCGTCATCCTCTGCGTCGTGGCGTTCCTGGCCGGCGTCGGCCTGAGCGTCATCTTCGAGGCCCTGCGGCCAAGGACGAAGCGCGACCTCGACGAGGCCATGAGGCCCAGGGCGAGGCGCGACATCGACCTCGTGCTCTCGGCCATCATGCTCGAGAAGGGCAACGCGTTCGACTGCCCGCTCTGCGGCCATCGGCTCGGCCAGCATGACGGGAACAGGAAGTGCCACGCCTGCCACGCGTCGCCACCGGTCAGCCGGGAGGCCTACGACTCATGGCGTCCGTGCTGAGGCCTTGACACGAGGCGCAACAGGAGCGCAAACTCGCCCCTGTTGCGCCCCATTCACGAGAGAGGAGGAGGGCAACATGGCGACCAAGATGGACCCAGAGGTGAGGGTGGCAGGCGAGGTGCTCCGGCAGCTGGGCAAGCTCCCGCCGGCTGCGCGGATGCGCGTCTCGCAGTACGTGTACACCCGCATCTTGCAGGACACGCCCCAGGAGGCGCCCGTGAACCTGCCGTTCGACCCGGAGCCGTCGCTGTGACGGCCCGGCTGCTCGCGCTCGCGCTGGCTGTCCTGGCCAGCGGGTGCACGGCGAGCGTCAGCCTGCTGCAGAAGGGCGGCGCGGCCCAGGCCGCGAGCGCCGCGACCGCCGAGAGCCTCGTGGCGGAGCGCCTGCTCTGTGCCGGCTACAAGCCGGCCGACGTCGAGGCCATCCTGCGCGACGCCGGCCTCACGCCCGCCAACGCGCACAAGATCGTCGCCCTCGAGGCCGCTCGCCCGGCCTGCAGCGACGGGAGGTAAGAACCCATGCGCCGAATCGCCCTCGTCCTGCTGGCACTGGCCTGCGTCGTCCTCATGGTCGCCTGCTGGTGGCCCACGAACACGACCGAGGTCAACGTGGCACAGCAGGTCACGGTCGCCCCGCAGCCCTCGCCGAGCCCGACCGCCGCCGGCTGCGACGTGCGCGCCCTCGACGCCGGCACGGCCGGCGACGTCTACATCGCCGGCCAGGGCGAGGAGGTCGGTCTGGTCCTGTCGGCCATCGGCCCGCAGGCCGAGCTCCCGACCGGCTGCCTCGCCGGGGCGGCCTGGGACGCGCCGACCGGGCCGTGCACGCTCGGCGGCGGCTCGCCCTCGAGCGCGACGCTGCGCATCGGCCAGAACGCGATCAGCGGCGCCACCTGCACCACGAGGGCCAGGCTCGGGCAGCTGTCCTCGAACTCGATCACGGTCTCGGTGAGGTAGGTGGGCCTCAGCGAGAAGCTCGCAGGCTGGTGGATCACCCGCCGGCTGAAGGCATGGAAGGAGGCGGCTGTGACAGGGAAGCTCACGGGCGGCGCGAAAGCGGCATGGGACGCACTCAACGGCTGGAAGTCGGTCATCCTGACCGTGCTCCTGACCGTGCAGCTGTGGTGCAAGAGCGCCACCTGCCCGGGCCCGCTCGACACCATCGTCGGCTACGCCGACCCGATCATCAAGGCCATCGGCTGGAACCCGGCCGACGCGGCCGTGGCCCCGACCGCCATGCTCGCGGCGGGCCTGACCATCTTCACGTTCGGCTCGGCGGTCAGCAAGGCGTTCCGCGAGTACCGGGCCGGCGTGCCGCTGCGGCACCTGCGCTCGACCCCGCCCGAGGCCATCGACGCGTCCAAGCTCAAGTGAGCAGAGGGAACATGAGCAGCGAAGCCGTCGTCGTCCAGGCCGAGCCCGAGTCGATCCGGGTCGAGAAGCTGCAGATCAGCGGCATAGGCCCCGACTACGAGATCCTCGACGAGAACGGGCAGCCCATCAAGGCCGCGAGCATGGTCGTGGTCTACTTCAACCGGGCGAGCAAGCTCGTCGTCGGCGACCTCTACGTCGGCGGCGAGGCGAAGCCCCGCTTCACGAACCTGCCCATCATCAAGATCGGCTATGAGGCCGCGCAGACCCTCAGCGCGACCGCCAAGGCCGCAGCGAAGGCCAAGCGGTGATCCATCGCCGGACGCCGCTCAGGCGCAGCAGCAAGCCGCTGCGCCGCACGCGGCGTCCGGCAGCCGTCCGCCGCATCGGCCCGAAGCGCGCCCTGAAGAACGCGCACGACGCCCTGGCCCTGCTCATCAAGGACCGCGACGGCCGGCGCTGCGTCATCGACCTCGAGCGCTGGCGACCGGGCAAGGAGCACACGTACTGGCTCCCGCTCCAGGCCATGCACGGCATCCGGCGCGAGTACCGAGGCACGACCTTGGACTCGCGCAACCTGTTCACCGGCTGCGCCGGCTGTCACAAGTACTTCACCGAGCACTATGAGGAGTGGACCGAATGGCTGCGAGAAAAGATGGGGGCCGACGCGCACGAGGCCCTGCGGCGAGTGGCACTCGCAAGACCGAAGCTCGACCCGCTCGAGGCGCTCGCGGCGATTCGCGCCGGCGGGGACTGGCGAGCGGAGCTCCTGCCGGGCCAGACGTGGCGATGGTTCACGACCCCGGTGACGAGCGATCCGGCCTGCGCATCGAGGAGCGACGCCTCGACGACCTGAAGCCCTGGCCAGGGAACGCCAGGATTCACCCGGAGCGCAGCATCAAGGCCATCGCGGCCAGCGTCAGGAAGTTCGACCAGCGCAAGCCGATCATCGTCTGGCGCGGCATGGTCGTCGCCGGCAACGGCACCCGGGACGCGATGATGGCCCTCGGCCTCGAGCACTGCAAGATCCTCGACGTGACCTCAAGGCTCAACGAGGCACAGGCGCGGGCCTGGGCCCTGGCCGACAACCGCGTGCAGGAGCTCTCGCAGTTCGACTACCCGGCCCTGGCCGACATCCTCCGGCAGCTGCCGCAGGAGCTCCGCGAGGCGGCCGGCTTCGAGGCCTTCGAGCTCGAGCCCCTGCTCGCCGCCGCCTGGGGCGGCAGGGTCCAGGCCGTCAAGTTCGGCGCCACCGAGGAGGAGGCCCAGGTCATCGACGCGGCCATCGCCCGCGTGCGCGAGGCGGAGTCCATGCCCGACATGGCCGAGGGCCGCGCCCTGGAGCTCATCGCGGCCGACTTCATGGCGGGTGCCTGATGCGCCTCATCCGACTGCCGCTCTCGCAGGTCACGCCGAACCCTCGCAACGCCCGGCAGCACAGCGCCAAGGACCTCGGGCAGCTGGCGCTGATCCTCAAGACCGTGGGCCAGATCAAGCCGATTGTGGTGCGCGGCCCCGAGAACCTCATCGTCGCCGGCAACGGGACGTTCGAGGCCCTGCGCATGGTCAACGCCGACTCGGTCCTGGCCGTGCGAGCGGACGAGCTCACCGAGGCCGAGGCTGACGCCTACGGCATCGCCGACAACAGGACCGCCGCGCTCTCGGAGTGGGACTATGGCCTCGCAGCGGCCCAGGTCCGCGACCTCGACAAGGCCCTGCTCGACATGGTCGGCTTCAGCGACCAGCAGCTGGCCGCCCTCGACGACTGGAAGCCGGCAGAGGTCAGCGACGAGGAGATCGACACCACGGGCAAGGGCAAGAAGGGCGACAGCTCGCTGCGCTACTACAAGGCCACGCCCGAGCAGGGCGCCGTGATCCAGGCCGCCATCGACGCGGCCGCGCAGCCGACGCCCGGCGCCGCCATGGCCTACTTCTGCAAGGTCTACGTCGAGCAGGACCAGTAGATGCCGCCGACGATCAGGCTCGCCGTGCCGTCCTGGGATCAAGACCCGGGGCTGTCCGCGCCTCCCGGCCTGCTCGTGAGCTTCTACTACTTCAAGGGCTTCGCCGACCCGGCCAAGCGCGCCCCGTACCGCGACTGGGTCATGGACTCTGGCGCGTACTCGGCCCATCAGGTCGGCGCCGACATCGACCTCGACGCCTACATCGACAAGGCCAAGGAGCTCCTGGCCAGCGACCCGACCCTGAGCGAGGTCTACGCTCTCGACGTCATCGGCGACTGGCGGGCCTCGCTCAAGAACACCGAGCGCATGTGGGCAGCCGGCGTGCCTGCCGTTCCGTGCTTCCACGCGAACGAGCCCTGGGACGTGCTCGTGGGCCTCGCCCGTGACTACCCGAAGATCGCACTCGGCGGCGTGGCCCTGGCCAGCATGCACTTGAAGCTCAGGTGGGCGCAGCAGTGCTTCGCGAGGGTGTGGCCCAAGAAGATCCACGGCTTCGCCTACGGGAGCGAGACGTACATCCTCGCGCTACCCTTCCACAGCGTCGACAGCGCGAACTGGGCCGTCGGTCCGCTCACGTTCCAGAAGTGGTCCGCCTTCGGCCAGGAACACATGGCGTGGGCCCACCTTCCGCGCTGGTACACGAGCATGAAAGGCCGCTCGAAGGAGGTCATGCTCAAGGCCGAGATCGAGTACTACCTCAGCCTCGAGCGGCAGGCCGCGAGCCGCTGGCGCAAGGCCATGGCCGAACTGGAGGCCGCATGATCCGCGTGGCGACCTGCGTGCCGGAGCAGCGCAAGGACCGGGCCCCGAAGCTCGAGTGGCTCGAGGGCGCCATCGACCGCACGAAGCCCGACCTGTTCCTGACGCCCCAGGAGTACCTCGGTGGGCACTGGGTCATGCCGCACGACCAGCACATCGAGGCGGCGTGGTTCGAGCGCGAGCTCTCGGCCCTGGCCAAGCGCAAGAAGGTCGCGCTCGGCGTCGGAGCGACGGTGCAGCAGGCCAGCGGCGGCGCGACCCAGGACTACGCGTTCTTCGGTCCAGACGGCACGCACCGGGGGACGCACCGGAAGTTCGCGCACCCGGGCTATGACGACGTGCGGGCCGGCGGCGCCGGCCGGCTGTGGCCCGAGACGAGCTACGCGGCCAGGACGCGCCCCGTCGAGATGCCGGAGCTCGGCCTCAAGGTGGGCACCGTCTTCTGCTGGGAGGTGTTCTCGCTGAGTCTGTTCCCGGCCTACAGCTTCGCCGGCGCGAACCTCATCGCGCACCCGATCAAGTTCGCCCCCCGGGGCTGGCCCAAGCTCGACAAGGCCGGCGGGAAACGCAGCATCAAGAGCTTCGGGAACCCTGGCGGCAAGGGCCTCGACCTGTGGCGCGACAAGCTCGTGATGGCCAGCCGCCACGAGGCCCTCTGCCCCATCGCCGTCAGCTGTAACACGTGGGACCTTGGCAAGGGCTACTTCGCCCTGGGAGGCCACGTCGACGAGCTCACCGGCTCGAGCGACCTGCACGAGGTGGAGTGCCTGCCCGGCGCGGAGCTCCTGCACACGTTCGACATGAACCCGGCCTACTACACGGGCCTCGATGCGCACTTCAGCCCCGCGCAGTTCAAGGCCGCTGTCGGCAGCCTCGACGGCTTCCACAAGCTCGACCCTTGGACGATGCACACGAAGGTCAGGCGCCTGGAGGCGCAGCTGATCGGGGACACGACGCGCCTTGACTGCCAGCTGAAGGCCGCTACCATGGCCCGGCAGAAGGCGTCGATCTTCAAGCGCATGCGGAGGCCACAGTGAGCCAGCACGTCATCGAGCGGCGGTTCCAATTCGCGATGGGGCATCGCGTCTTCAACCACGAGTCGAAGTGCCGCTACCTGCACGGGCACAACTACGTCCTGCACGTGCGCGCCCGCGCCGACAAGCTCGACGCCCTGGGCCGCGTGATCGACTTCGGCGCCATCAAGGACCGCATCGGGCCGTGGATCGACGCGTGTTGGGATCACGGCTTCATGCTGTTCGCCCGGGACGAGGAGGCCATCGCTGCCGTCTCGCGCCTCAACATGCCGGCCAAGCTCTACGTGCTCGAGGCGAACCCAACCGCCGAGAACATCGCCGCGCACTTCGTCGAGGACGTGGCGCCCCGGCTGATGCGGGGGACGAACGTGCGCATCATCGGCTGCCGGCTCGAAGAGACGGAGAACTGCCGGGCCGACTACGAGCTCTGAGGGAGGAGAACCCATGGCGCAACCAAAGTGGAACATCGAGCGTGACGACGGGCCCGGCTGGCGTGTGGCCCTCGAGGGAGCGGCGGGCGCCGCCGGCGTCTGCATCGGCGGCTTCGACACCAGGGCGGACGCCGAGAACTTCATCATCCGGCTGGTGGCCGAGAGCGCCAAGGCGGCCATGGAGCTCGAGGCCAAGAAGGGCATGGCCTGATGCGGGTCAACGAGGTGTTCTACTCGCTGCAGGGCGAGGGCGTCCGGGCCGGCACGCCGAACGTCTTCGTGCGCTTCAGCGGCTGCAACCTCGCGTGCGACCTCGAGGCCAGCGACCGCAGCCCCGGTGGCTTCGCCTGCGACACCGAGTTCGTCAGCGGCACCGACATGGACCCTGAGGACGTGGTGCAGGCCGCGCTTGGCCTCTGGCCCAGGAGCGCCGCCGGCCGGTGCATCGGCACGCCGGCTGTGGTCCTGACGGGCGGCGAGCCCGGCCTCCAGGTCACGCCCGAGTTCCTGCGCGCCCTGCGCCTCGCCGGCTTCTACGTGGCCATCGAGACGAACGGCTCCGTGGAGCTCCCGGTCGTCGACCAGGTCACGGGCCAGCACCTGATCGACTGGGTGACCGTCAGCCCGAAGGTCGCGGAGCACGCCATCAAGCAGAAGTTCGCCTCGGAGGTCAAGTACGTGCGCGGCGTCGGCCAGGGCCTGCCCAAGACGACCGTCGCCGCCATGCACCAGCTGATCTCGCCGGCCTTCGACGCCGGGCAGCTGCGCCGCGAGACGCTCGAGTGGTGCGTGCGCCTCTGCCTCAAGAGCGGCGGCCTCTGGCGGCTGTCCGTCCAGCAGCACAAGGCCTGGAGCATCCGATGAGCGAGGACGGCGTCCGGGGCAGCGACTACCTGGGCATCGTCCGAGGCCTCGCGGCCATGGTCGAGCGCATGAGCCCGGGCCCCGGGACCGCCAGGACGCCCGAGCGATGGGTTGCGGCCCTGCTCGAGCTGACCGAGGGCTACCAGCACGACCCGGCCGAGATCCTGGCGACCCGCTTCGACGGCGAGGGCTACGACCAAGTCGTGGTGCTCTCGGGCATCAGCTACGTGAGCCTCTGCGAGCATCACCTGCTGCCCTTCACCGGGACAGCGAGCGTCGCCTACCTGCCGAGCGAGGGCCAGGTCGTCGGCCTCTCGAAGCTCGCCCGGCTCGTGGAGTGCTTCGCACGGCGGCTTCAGGTTCAGGAGCGCATGACGCAGCAGATCGGCGAGGCCCTGGTCGAGCACCTGAAGCCACGGGGCGTGGCCGTCGTCGTCCACGGGCAGCACAGCTGCATGGCGGCTCGCGGCATCAAGAAGCCCGGCTCGGTGATGACCACGTACTACACCTGGGGCGCGTTCCGCGACAAGCCGGAGGCCAGGGCCGAGGTGCTGGCCATGATGGGAGAGGCGCGATGAGGACTCCGCCTGTCGGTTGGGAAGCGATCAAGGCGTTCTATGGCTGGACCGACGCCGACCTCAAGGACGTGAAGGCCTGGGAGGCCCGGTCGCTCGTGGCCATCGACGTCCCGGCTCCGATGTTCTACGGCGCGGACCCGGTGCGGCGCATCCGCTGCCACCGAGCCATCGCCGACGAGCTCACCGAGACGTTTCACGAGGTCATCGCTGCCGGCGTCTGGCACGTCATCAAGCAGTACTCGGGCTGCTACGCGTTCAGGCTCAAGCGCAACGGCTCGCGCCTATCCATGCACGCGTTCGGCGCCGCCCTCGACTTCGACGCGCCGAACAACATGATGGGCACGCCCGTGGAGCGGACCAGCATCGGCGGCACGAAGGACGGGCGCGAGGTCGTCGACATCTTCACGGCCCGGGGCTGGACCTGGGGCGGCACCTTCCCGACGCCCGACGCGATGCACTTCCAGTGGGGCGGAGGCTACTGATGGGCCGGCACGCCAGCGCCTTCTACTCCAAGACGCGGCCAGCGGCGCCGCCTCGCAAGCCCGACGAGGTGATGCGCCAGGACGACGACCGCCACAAGCGGCTGTGCCAGCGCTGCGGCTTCATCCTCGAGACGCGGCTGCGGCACGGGCACGGCGGCGAGGACAAGGGCGAGCACGTCTGGTGCGGCAACCACGGCCAGGTCAGAGCGTGGCTCATCTTCGACGAGGATGCCCGGCTCATCGTCGGCCAGGGCAGCGTCGAGGGAGGCCACATGTTCGACGGCCGCGACGACCTGCTCCGCTGGGCCCGGCGCGTCTGCGTGGACTCGCTGCGCTTCGCCGGCACCACGTCGTCGCTGGTGATGCGCGCCGAGCTCGCCTGGGCGAAGCGGCTCATCGACATGGTCTCGCAGGTCTGGAGGTAGGCCCATGAGAAGGACCACACTCTCGCCACGAGCCATCGCAGCCAAGGTGCCATCGGACCACGTCGCCGAGGCCCTCGCGGCCGTCGGCGCCGGCAAGCCGATCCCGCCCTGGGTGCCGACCCCGAAGACGGTCAAGCGCTACGGCGACAGCTTCGCCGAGACGCTCGAGCGCGCCACCGAGCCGCGCCACGTGGACGAGCTCATGGCGACCGTGCGCTCGTGCAAGGGCGTGAGCCCCGGGACGCTGCGGAAGCTCGAGCGCCGCGCCGCAGCCCGCCGCCGGGAGCTCCAGGCCGGCTGACACCGCTCCTGGCCCGGCGTGGTGGGGGTGGCCTCACGGGCGCGCCGGGCCGCGCAGCGGCTCGCCACCGCTGCGTCTCTCGCCGACCCGGGAGGCCACACCATACCCTTGCGTTCCCGTGACACGTGTGATACACCGTTTCCCGTGACACGCCCTGCGATGCGCTGGCCCCCGGTGCCACCGTGCGAGCGCTGCGGCCTGCCACATCAGGCCGGCGTCACGGGCCGTCGCGCACGACGCAGCGAGAGGAAGAAGGGCACATGCCCGCTGTGCCTGGGTCCGCTCACCGGCTCGAACCGCTGGTGCCGGGCCTGCCGTGCGATCTACTCGCGGGCGCACCGCAAGGACCGAGCCCTGGCCCTCGACCGGCGCATGGAGGCGCTCGAGCGGGCCGTGCTCTCGCTGGGAGGCCAGCTGCCATGATCGAACTCGAGCGAGCCGAGCTGCAGCAGATCATCGACCGCGCCGTGCGTGACAACGAGAAGTGCATCGTGGTCCCGGATACGCACCGCACGTACTCGACGCCGTTCACGCCCTTCGTCGTGGGCCTGATCCTCGGAGCCGTGATCGTCCTCGGCGCCATGCAGGCCAGGAGCGACGAGCTCCCGGAGCCGCCCTCGCGGGTGCAGGGCGCCATCGGCGTCGGCGCCTCGTTCTCGGACGACTCGAGCGCCATCCTGCCCGCCGCCCGCATCGAGCTCGACGCGCCGCTCTACGTCGGCGCGAAGCCGCTGCTCCGCCTGAGCGTGGCGCTGCAGCTGGCTGCCCTCCCGGGCCAGGAGCTCAACGTCACCGACCCCGCCACCTTCGCCAGCGCCGAAGTGGTGGGCGAGCTCGGCCGGCGCATCGGGCGCAGCCCCGACGGCCTGGGCGAGACGATGATCAGCGTCCGGGGCGGGTGGGCGACCCGCATCCTCCCGACCGACGAGCAGGACCGGGAGCGCTACGCGAGGCAGTGGGGCGTCATGTTCCGCTCGCAGCGCCGGGACGCGGACGGCAACGTGACCCGCGCCATCGCGGCCGGGTGGGGCAGGGCTGACGTGGTGAGCCCCGAGTTCGACAAGGGCCAGATCATCGTCGACGGCAAGGTGAGGCTGGTCGACCTCGGGTGGGGCGCGGTCGAGCTCTGGGCCGACGCGTACCTCAGCGTCAGCCGAACGCCGACCTCTGGCGCACGCGACCTCATGCGCGTGTGGGTGAGCCTGGGGAAGTAGGCCATGGAGATCACGCGCCGCGCCTTCGCCAAGCTACTCGGGTCCATGGGAGCGCTCGCGCTCCTGCAGCCGGCAGAGCTCGCCGCGCTCGTCAAGGAGCCCGACCATGTCATCGACGTCGGCCTGCTGCTCGACGGCATCGACCTGTCGCCCTACGTGAGCCACATCAGCTTCGTCGTCGAGCAGAGCCTCGAGGAGGGCAGCGAGTTCGGCATGCGGACCTTCCGGCCGGCGGGTCTGCTCACCGCCCGCTGCGACATCGACATGAGGTTCGACAAAGGCGAGGAGCTCATGGCCATCGACAGCCAGATGCGCACGCGCATCGCATCGACCGCACCGCTACCGCTCGTCATCCGCAACGGGAAGCGGACGTTCAGCGTCGGCACGTTCGTCGAGTCGTGGACAGCCACGGCCTCGACGGTGGAGCTCCCGAGCGCGCACCTTGCGCTCAAGGGATCAGGTCCGGTGCGCCTCAGCTGATGGCGGACAAGCGCTATGCCGCCGGCGTCCTGGCCGGCATCGCCAAGGAGCAGACGCCCGGGGACTGGCCGCTCGAGCTCCCCGGGCTCGGACCACGCGAGCGGGCGCAGCTTGGCCGCTGCGTCGACTGCATCGACGCCATGAAGGCCTCGAGGAATCCGCAGTTCAACCTCGACGGCGGTTGGTTCACGTACGGCGGCCGGCACCTGTGCAAGCGGCACGCCATCAAGAGAGAGAGGAGCACATGAGCACGAGCTACCCGAGCTATCACTTCAAGCGGTTCTATGCCTGTGGGCAGCACATCATGGCGCAGTGCCGCTGCCTGAAGACCGATGGATCGTTCCGCATCGAGGTCACGAACACGCCCTGCCCGGCCGGCTGCGCGCCCGGCTCCGGGAGCGAGCTCGAGACCAGCCTGTCGGCGGCGCAGCGCGCCCTCGCGTGCAAGGTCGAGGAGGTCCAGATCCTGCACCAGCTGCACGGCGAGGCGCTCCAGGCCCTCGCGGCGCTCGCGGCCGCCGTGGCCCCGGGACTGCACTCCAACATCACCGACGCCTCGCGCTTCGCCTGCCTCGCCATCGACGAGGCCCGGCGCCAGCACCGCAGCGCCCTCCTGGGCGAGCGGGAGCAGATGCGCGGCCTCCTGAAGGCCCGCATCCCGGAGGCCAGCGGCTACTGGCCGGTCATCGACGCCGTGCTCGACCGCATGCGCGAACTCGACGGCTTCGCCGAGCGCATCCTGGCGGCCAGCACGGAGCGGCACCTGAAGGGCTGTGCCGACGCGCAGACACCTCAGCCGCCGCGAAACGAACTCGAGGCCCAGGTCCGGGAGAGCGAGGGCCGCAAGGTCTGCCAGCGCCACGGCTTCGACTTCGACTCGCAGCAGCTGGAGGCGGAGGAGCTCGAGCGCAGGAGGGTTCGGTGAGCCTGCCATTCGCGCCGGAGCGACATCGCGAGGACGCCGAGGCTGCCCTACTCGGCCGGATCATGCCAGCCATGGCACGTAACCTGCTCGCGGCCCGCCAGCGCGGCAAGACCGACTGGCGCCTCGAGCGGGTCGAGGACCTCGTGGCCCACCTGAAGGCCGAGGTGAGGGAGCTCGAGGTCGAGATCGCCAAGGGCCGTGCGCACGAGGCCTGGAGCGAAGCGGCCGACGTCGCGCTCCTGGCGGCCATGGTCGTCGATGCGAGGTTCCTGTGACGCCGGCCAGCGTCGAGCGGCTCCGGCGCCTCGCCCGCAAGGAGAAGGGCCTGTGCCAGTGCTGCGGCCAAGCCCCGGCCGGCCACGGCCTGACGGTCTGCCCCCGCTGCGCGGCCAGGAACCGCCGCCGCACGGGGCGGATCTACGAGCGACGAACGTCCGCATGCTGCTGCCGCCGGTGTGGCGAACCGGCCGAGGGCCGCTCACGGGTCTACTGCCGGGCGCACGCCATGCAGCAGCGCGCCTACGACCGGGCCTGGAGGGAGAGGAGGAGGACGGCATGAGCCTACAGGTCACAGAGGACCAGGTCGAGCGGGAGGCGTTCGCCAAGGAACGGGACCAGCGCCGGCAGCTGCTCGCGCTCCGCGACGCCATCGTGGACGAGGGCCGGCTCCTGGTCAGACACCGGCCTGACAAGGACGCCACCGTGTTCAACATCACGTTCGGCGGCCTCACGCGGCAGTGCACCTGCACGCGCCAGTTCATGCAGCATGCCGGGCCGTCCATCATCGCGGCCATCGTCGAGGACGCAGCCTGGAGCCTCGCCAGGAGCCTCTACCGTGAATGACCCGGCGGCGCAGCGTAAGGACGACCGCAGGCGGGAGTGGTTGACCCCGAGGCTCATCGCTCACGTCTGGTGGTGCGGAGACGACATGTGCGACTGCCAGCAGCCCCTGATCGAGCGCATCGACCCCAACGGACGCGCCGGCTTCCCATGGATCAGGAGGACCAAGCTGTGGGAAGGCGAGTTCACGTCCGGCGCCGAGCCCGGCACGTCGGAGCGTCTCGAGCGCGAGCTCAAGGAGGCCGCCGCACGGTACGGCATCGAGCCCGGCGTCGACACGCCAATCACCGAGGCACACCAGCGACACCCGCAGGAGCACCCGTGCGCCCTCTGCGGCGAGCGCGCATAATCAGCGGGCGAGGAGTCGAGACTCAACATGGCCGGCAAGAAGCCCCGGGAGGGCCGCAAGACGAAGGACGGCCGCCCCTGGGGCTTCCAGCCGGGCAACAAGATCGGGCATCGCTTCCCGCCCGGCAACATCGCGAACCCGCACGGCAGGCCACGGACGAAGGCCCTCAAGGAGGCCATCGAGCGCGCCCTCGACAACGAGGTGCCGCTCACGCTCGCGCAGAGCATGGGCATTCCACAGGGCACGAAGTTCCTTGACGCGCTGGTCCAGGCCGCCATCCTGCGCGCCATGCAGAAGGGCGGCGCCGGCTACTTCCGCGAGCTCGCGGACCGGCTCGACGGCAAGGTGCCGTTGCCGCTGCGCCTCGGCGCGCAGACCGACGACGAGAGCCTGACGGAGCTCCGGCTCGAGATCGTCCAGGCACGGCTGCCTCGGGCCCGGGACGTGGTGCCGGACCGCGAGGACGATTGAGCGACGACATCGCTGCGGCCCTCGAGCGAGGGGCGCCCTCTGCCCGCACGTGGCAGCTGCACGGCCTGCAGCGGGAGATCCTGCTCGGCCCGGAGCGCTTCAAGGTGCTGCCCGCCGGCCGGCGCTACGGCAAGAGCCACGTCGGCGCCATGTGGACCCTGCGCCTCGCGCACTCGGCGCGCCTCGAGCGGCGCGAGGGCGTGGCCTGGGTCGTCTACCCGACGTATAGAATCGCCCGCACGGCGTGGCGCAAGATGATCCGGCTCGCGCCCCGTGGCTGGATCACGGCCACGGTTGGGACCGAGGAGCACCCTGACACCATGGCCCTCGGTAGCGTCAAGGTCGAGTTCAGGTCGGCGATGAAGCCAGAGAGCCTCGTGGCCGAGGGCCTGCTCGGGGCATGGATGGACGAGTGCGGCACGATCGCCGAGCGGGCCTGGGCCGAGTCGATCCGGCCGACCCTGGTTGACCTCAAGGCGCCGGCCCTGTTCACCGGCACGCCGAAGGGGCGCACGTGGTTCTACAAGATGGCCATGCAGGGCCTCGAGGCCGGGGGCGAGACGCGCAGCTTCATGCTCTCGCAGCGCCAGGGCCTGCCATCGGCCTTGAACCCGTACCTCGACCCGGCGGAGCTCGACAAGCTCGCGGAGCACATGACCGAGCGCACGTACCGCCAGGAGATCCTCGCCGAGTTCCTGGCCTCGAGCGGCTCGGCCTTCCGCTACGCGTCTGCCCTCAGAGGGCCGCGCTGCACGGAGCACCGCACGATCAGCCTGGGCGTCGACCTCGCCCGGCAGTTCGACTGGACGGTGCTGTGGGGATTCTGCGAGCACGGGCATTGGACGCACTTCGAGCGGTTCAACGCCATCGACTGGCCGGTCCAGAAGGAGCGCATCGTCAAGGCGTGGCTCGACCTGGGCCGCCCCTGGGTGACGCTCGACAGCACGGGCGTGGGCGACCCGGTCGCGCAAGACCTCATGCGCATGGGCGTGCGCCTCGAGGCCTTCCAGTTCACGGGCCAGAGCAAGCCACAGCTGATGGAGGCCCTCATCCTGGCCTTCGACCAGCGCCTGCCGACGATCCCGAACGACGACGGCGTGGTGGCCGAGTTCGAGGCCATCGAGCCCGAGCAGACGCCCTACGGCTACACGAAGTATGCGGCCCCGGAGGGCCTGCACGACGACATCGTGATGGCCTGCGCCCTGGCATGGCGCGGCGTGCGGCGCGGGGGCGACCTGGGCCTCACGTTCGGCGGCAGCTACAAGCCGGCCGCCTCGAGCGCGGCCGCAGCGCAGGGCCAGGAGGCGCCGGCGGGACCGGCCTGGGTCTGCATCCTGAAGGCGCCCTCTCACATGTGCCGTTCCGGTCTACCATGCTCGCCACGGTGCGGGCCTCGAGAGGAGAAAGCATGAGCGACGAGACGACGGGGCAGGACCAGCAGCCGGAGGCCGAGGTGACGCGGGAGGTCGGCGGGCCGGTCATCGCCTACACGGTGATCGTGCTGCGCCAGCAGGTGGGCCCGAGCGAGATCGGCTTCCAGGTGCTCGTCCGGGGCAACGGGCAGTCGCCCCAGGAGGAGAAGGTCATGTGCCGTCTGGTGCACGACATCACCGGCAGGATGCTCGGGGAGGAGCGCCGCATCATCGCGACGCCGATGCTCCCGAACTTGCCGCCGCTGCTCCGGCGGCGGTAGTCTCCGCGAGGGAGGCCACGCCCCATGTCTGTCCTGACCCGCCTCGGCGCCGCCTGGGAAGCCCTGAAGGCCAAGCAGCCGGCACGCGAGGAGCGAATCTCGAACCGCGTCGTCGTCTCGATGCCGATGATGCCCGGCCGCCCCCAGGCGCCCGACGTCGACCTCAAGCGGCTGCAGGAGGAGGGCTACCGGCAGAACGTCGTGGTGCACGCCTGCATCAAGGAGATCGCCTCGACGGCCGCCGAACCTCCCGTGGTCATCAGGGACCGCAAGACGAAGGAGCCGTGGCCCGAGGACCACTACCTCGTCAAGATGTTCCGGCAGCCGCACCCGGACGCAAGCAAGTTCGCCCTGTTCGAGTCGGTCCTGATCGACCTGAACACGAGCGGGAACGCCTACCTGCACCGGGGCAGGAATGCGGCCGGCGAGACGCGGCGCCTGACGCGACTGCGCCCCGACCGCATGTCGGTCGTGCCGGAGGCCGACGGCACGGTGAAAGGCTGGATCTACAAGGCCCGCGAGGGCGACCACGGCACCCTGCTCCCGCGTGAGGACGTGACGCGCTTCAGCTACTTCGACCCGATGAACGACTACTACGGCCTGAGCCCGCTCATCGTCGCGGCGCTGTGGGCCGACCTCGACTGGGAGATGGCCCTCTACATGCTGTCGTACTTCCGCAACGGCGGCGTGCCGGCCGGCATCCTCAACGTCGAGGGACCGAGCATCGACCCGAAGGAGCGGCAGCGGCTGATGGACGAGTGGTCAACGACGTTCGGCCGCTTCCAGCGCATGCGCAACGAGACGGGCGCGCACCGGCTCGCGATCCTCAGCGGCGGCAAGGTGTCCTACCAGGACGTGGGGACCAGCCCCGACAAGCTGCGCCTCGACGGCGTCTGGGGCATGAGCGAGTCGCGGCTGTGCGCGATCTTCGGCGTCCCGCCCGTGCGCGTGCAGGTCCGGGTGGGCCTGCAGAGCAGCACGTACGCGAACTATGAGGAGGCCGGCAAGGCCTTCTGGCGCGAGACGATGCAGCCGATGTACTCGCGCATCGACGAGGTGCTGACCTCCGACTTCTCGGAGGAGCTCGGGGACGGCGACGCCGAGATCGTCTTCGACCTGGAGCACATCAGCGCGCTGGCCGAGAGCGTGGAGTCCAAGGAGCAGAGGGCCGTCGCGCTCTACTCAGGCGGTCTGGTCACGCTTCAGCAGGCGCGGGAGATCGCCGACCTCGAGCCCCTGAAGGAGATCGAGCAAGACATCATCGTGGTGCCGGCCCAGGCCAAGCCCGTCGCCGAGGTGGGCAAGAAGGCCGAGGTGCCCCCGGCCCTCGTGGCCGGCGCCGGAATCGCCCCGAAACCAGGCGAGGAGCAGCCGAAGCCCGAGGGCGACAACGAGGAGGACGACGGCAAGGAGCAGCCCACGGGCCAGGACGGCAAGGAGGGCCAGCCCCCGGCCGGCGGCAAGCAGCCCCCGGTGCCGCCCGAGAAGCAGTACATGGTCTGGCTCAAGCCCAGCGGCATCGAGCTGCAGGAGGTCGGCGGCAAGCGGTACGAGGTCAGCGAGACAGGCGAGACGCGGGAGCTCTGAGCGTGGCGCTCTCGGAGCAGGCCCGCATCGCCGCAGCCCTCGAGGCCGTGGGGGCGGCCGGCGCGGTCACGGTCACGGTGGCAGCCGTCCCGGTCTACGACCCGGCGATGGAGCTCGCGGAGGCCTGGGGAAGCAGCGGCGCCGACCTGATCGCGGCCGCCTTCGAGCCCCAGGTGGACGAGGAGCAGCTGCGTGCGGCCCTCGAGCGTGGCGACCGGGCATGGGTCAAGAAGACCTTGGCCGGCGGCCTCGAGCGCGCCCTGGGCCCGGTCCTGCAGGCGCACGCGATCAGGGCGGCAGCGGCCGGCTACGCGGCGACGCTCGCGGCCTGGGGAGCTCCGGAGGCGCACGCGGCCATCGCCCTGCCACCGAAGCTCGTGCAGTGGATCAGCAAGGCCATAGCCTCCGAGCTCAAGGGTCTGGTCTCTGGCGGCAAGCAGGCCGTGCGGCAGGCCGTCCAGGCCGCCGTCGCCAAGGGCGGCGTCTCGAACGCCACGGTCAAGGCCGTGCGCCAGAGCATCGCCTTGACCGCCAAGCAGACGAAGGCCCTCGAGCGCTTCCGGGCCGCGCAGAAGGCCGACGGCCTCAAGGGCAAGCGCCTCGACGCGGCCGTGCGGGCGGAGGCCAAGCGCATGCTCGACGAGCGCGCCCGCTTCATCGCCGAGGAGGAGACGGCGAAGGCGATGGCCATGGCGCAGCGCGTGGCCTGGGGCGCCCTCGCGCAGACCGGCCGCATCAACAAGAAGTGGCTGAAGCTCTGGGTGACGATGCGGGACAAGGACGTGTGCGTGGTCTGCGAAGACCTCGACGGCGAGACGGCCCCGCTCGACGGCCTGTTCGACGACGAGTTCTATGGCCCGCCCGAGCCGCACAAGAGGTGCCGGTGCAGGCTCATGCTCGTGGCCCCCGACGGCAAGAGGGAGCGGCACGCGGGCGGGAACGACACCGGGCATCCGTTCTGGGGCAACCAGCACACCGGCGGCCAGGGCGGCGGGCCACGCCTCGAGGAGGGCCGCATCGGACTCGCGAAGGGCAAGGTGCGCGCCGTCCTCGACGAGCCCGGGGAGAAGTTCCCGCTCGCCTCGAGCTGGCACGACAGCCCCGACGCGGCGCACGCCGAACTGAAGCAGCGCTTCGACGAGCGGGAGGCCGGGCGCGCCGGAGCGCAGCGGGCCAGCGCAGCGAAGGACAAGCTCATGCGGGGCGACACGCTCACGCCGGAGGAGCTCGACCACGCCCTGCCCAGGACGCCGCACACGGGCGAGATCGTGCAGCTGCTCCGCGACTACGGCATGAAGGCCAGCGCCGCCAAGGAGGCCGCCCTCAAGATCCCGCACGGCACCGACAGCAGCGGCAACAGGCGCTACTCCCGGGACGACGTGGTGAAGGCCCTGGCCGCCATCGGCCGCACCCTCGAGCGGCACCACGAGATCATCGAGTACGTGTTCCCGGGCAACCCGTGGCACGTCGAGAAGCGGCGCGGGCGGTTCCTGGTGGTGCAGAGCCTCAGCGGCAAGGTGGTGGGCGACCACGACACCCTGGCCCGGGCCACGGCACAGATCCGCGCCCTGCACGCGAACGTGCCCGAGGGCCACGCGGGCGGGAACGACCCAGGGCACCCATTCTGGGGCAACCAGTACACCGACGGGGCCGGCGGCTCGAGCGAGAAGACCGACAGCACCCTCAAGTCGGCCGCCCCGGAGGCGATCACGACCCTGGGCGGCGGCGTCAACCCGACCTATGCCGTGACACTCGACGGAGGCCAGAAGGCCGTCTGGAAGCAGATCCCGAACTACGAGGTCGTCCGCGAGGTGGGCGCGGTCAAGGTGGCCCGCGAGGTCGGCATGGGCGATCTGGTGGGCGGCGCCGTCGAGCGCGGCCTGACCCTGGACGAGATCAAGAACCTGGACCTGCCCGACGAGCTCGCGCACACGCGGGCCCGCGACCTCGCTGTCGGCGTGATGACCGAGCACCACGAGGGAGCGAACGCCCTGGCATCCGAGAACCCTTGGGGCGCCTCGACGGACGACGTGATGCGAGCGGCCGTCTTCGATGCGATCACGGAGGCCACGGACCGGCACCCGGGCAATTGGCGCGTGGGACAGGACGGGAAGCTCCGCCTGATCGACCACGGCGGCCACTTTACCGAGGGCCACGGCATGAGCCTGCTCGAGGACTGGGCGCACACGTACGGCGGCAACCGGGACGTGTCGGCCTACGTCCGGCCGTTCATCGAGAAGGCCGGCGCCCTCAAGGTCATGCTCGAGGAGGCCGGCGTCGAGATCCACGGCACGCGCACATTCGCGCAGCGCCTCGAGGCACTCAAGGGCGCCATCGAGAGCGGCACGCTCACGTTCGCAGACCTGACCCGCATCACCGGGAGGGCCGGCATGAGGATTGGCGCCGAGGACCGGCTGAAGCGCTTCGCGCAGCGAGTCGCCAAGGGAGCGAAGCAGGTCAGGGCCGAGATCGAGTACGAGGACAAGACACCGACAAGAGCACAGATCCTAGCGGCGGATGCCGAAGCGAAGGCGGCTGCAGCACGGAGGCGAGGATGATCACCGCGCAGCTGGTCAGCGAGGGCCAGGTCGTTGAGGAGGCCAAGATCGCCGGCGACGTCTGCACGGTCGAGCGCTTCGCCCCGGGGCTGGCGTTCATCGAGGGCATGCTCTACGAGCTCCGGCGCAAGGGCGAGACGCTCGAGCAGGCCGCCCCGCGCCTCGCGGCCGTGGCCATGTCGTACGCCACGGTCAGGCTCAACCCGCGCCCCATCGACATCGAGGGCCACGGTTTCGATCCCGACCAGCCACGCGACGACAGCGGCCGCTGGACGGACGGAGTGGCCGGCGGTAGCGACCCGAAGGGCAAGCTCGCCGCGAACATCGACGCCATCGAGACCGACGACGGCGAGGGCAGCATCGAGGACGTGGAGAAGGTCATCGGGCAGGACGGAGTCGCCATCGCAGCCGACCTCGCAGCCTATATGAGCGAGGCGACAGGGGAGAAGTGCACGGTCTACCTCGAGCCTAACGCGAAGGTCGCCATCCTTCGCGTCGAGAGCGACAAGATCCTCATTGACCGGGAGATCAAGCTGGGGAAATTCGGCCGGCTTGAGGTCTCGCACACGGCCTTCGAGATCGACGACAGCCTGCAGGGCCAGGGCATCGCAAGCAAGCTCCTGGGCGACTCGTTCCAGTCCTACGTGCAGGGCGCCGTCGCCAAAGTCACCGTCCTGGCGAATGAGGACGTGGGAGGCTACGCATGGGCCAGCGCTGGGTTCATGGCCAGGAGCGAAGGGAAGTTCCGCTCTGCCGTCACGGAGCGGCCAGCCTGGAAAGCCCTCTCGGCCTCGCGCCAGGACGAGCTATTCGAGGGGATGAGCCGAGCGGGACAGAAGGGGCCGAAATGGCTCGCCGACCAACCAGAAGGGAAGTCGCTCCTGCTCGGCACATCGTGGGGCGGGATCATCGACCTACTGGAGGATGACGGCTACGAGGCCGCGCAGCAGATCATCACGAAGGGGCAGGCCGCGAAGGGCAGGAGGCGATGACCAGAAGCGAACCGCGAGGCGAGCCGCGCTTCAAGAGCGGGGGCGACCTGGGGCTATGGGCAGAGATCCTGCCCGACGTGGCCCGCGAAGTCGCCGAGTACAGGGGCATCGCTCTGCCCGAGGCGCACTACGAGGGCCAGCCCCGCGACGAGCGCGGCCGCTTCAGCAGCGGCGGCAGCGGCGCCTCGAGCGGCCCCGACATTCCGAAGGAGCTCCAGCCGCAGTTCGACTCCAACGGAGCACCGAAGGCTCTGCCCTGGCACCAGCCGCCTGCTCCGATGGGCAAGGCCGGGCAGAACAAAGCCGGCGGCTTCGCTGCCAACGGCATCAAGAACACCGACCTGGGTGAGCTCGGCGAGGGCACGGCGCAGGGCCTCGGCATGGTCTCCGTGCTCGAGGGGAAGCGCCAGGGCCCGTTCGACCTGGGCGTGGCCGGCACGCCGCTCGTCTTCGAGTGCAAGGGCATGACCACGCACTCGACCGAGTACAAGGTCAAGATGAAATCGAAGGAGGTCAGCGGGAAGCAGCGCGCCGCCCGGCGCAACGGACTCGTGGCGCACACCCTCATTCTCGTCATGGACACGGAGCGCGGCATCGGCTACGGCTACGTCCGCAAGGGCATCAAGAACGGCCGGCTGGACCCCAAGCACTACAGCTTCATTGGAGCGGTACCATTGAAGGCCAAGGAGAAGGCAGCATGACGGTCTACATCGACGTGCACGGCGGCATCGACTGCGGCGGCACGATCGACTTCTGGAAGGCCATGGGCGAGGTGGAGCAGCTGCTCGGCTCGAGGGCCCCGGACTTCGACGAGCTCCTGAGCCTCAGCGACAGCGACGGCGACATGCTCTCGGGCGAGGACCAGGGCAAGGTGCAGACCCAGGCCAGCGACCTGCTGGACGAATTCGGCGGCCGGCTCGGGGACCACGCCCGCTGGCTGCTCGAGCGCCTCGCGGGGCGATGACCTCGCCGGCCGTCGTCACGGTGGACGGGCGCGACCCGAAGGCCCTGCGCGAAGCGGCGCACGCCATCCTCGACGCGGCCCTCCCGGTGGAAGTGCTCGCGCACATTGCCTTCCAGCTGCAGGCGTGCGCGATCGAGCGCACCCACGGCGGCCTGACCATCGAGCTCCACACGTACGCCGGCAAGGTCAGGTCGGCGAACTTCAACCGGCGGACGCACTGGCAGCCGGGCGCCAAGGAGACGACGCGATGAGACTCTCGACCTTCCTGCTCGCGGCGGGCCTGCTCTGCGGAGCGGCGCCGCTAGGCGCACAGGGCAGCGACCGGGCGACGGGCCAGCCCTGCCAGTGGGAGGAGATCCAGGCCGGGCGCGGCGTGCGCTACTGGTGGTGTTCGACCACGGACGACCGGGACGCCATCAGCCCCAACGAGGGCGACATCGCCTACGCGCAGGGCGTGCTCGCCTACTACGACGGCGAGGCCTGGGCGACGATGGCCGCCTCGACGACGGGCCTCAACGACCCGGCCGGCATGAACTTCGACGCCTTCGGCCGGCTGAGGACCAGCGCACCGTACACGCTATTCGAGAGCCAAAACCAGTACAACACGAGCAGCCTGCTCTGGGAGGACGTGGTGACGGGCGGCGCCACGTCGGCGCACCAGAGCGCCAGCTCGACCGTGCGGCTCCGCGTGTCCACGAGCGGCGACAAGCTCGTGAGGCAGACCCGGCAGTACTTCCGCTATCGGCCCGGCAAGAGCCAGTTCGTCGCCATCACGTTCCAGAGCGACAGCACCAACGACACCGACGTGCGCCGGCGCGTGGGCTACTTCGACGCCAGCAACGGCGCGTTCTTCGAGCAGGTCGGCACGACCCTGAAGCTCTGCGTCCGCAACGGCGGCTCCGACACCTGCACGAGCCAGGGCAGCTGGGACATGGACCGGCTCGACGGCACCGGCTCGAGCGGCTACACGCTGAACATCCTCAAGTCGCAGATCCTCCTGATCGACCTGCAGTGGCTCGGCGTCGGCCGCGTCCGCTTCGGCTTCGACATCGACGGCAAGGCCGTCCTGGCGCATCAGGTCTTGAACGCGAACGCGATCACGGCGACTTACATGGCGACGGCGAACCTGCCCTTGCGCTACGAGGTCGAGGCGACGGGCGCGGTCTCGACGAACCACAATCTGTACGCGATCTGCGCCACGGTCCAGAGCGAGGGCGGCTTCGAGGCCGAGCTCGGCTACCCTCGAGGCGCCGGCAGCGGCACGGCGATCAGCGTGACCACGCGCCGCAACGTCATCGCCATCAGGCCGAAGGCGACCTTCAACAGCATCGTGAACCGGGGCCTGATCGTCTTCGAGAGCGCCGACCTCAGCGCGGCCACGAACAGCGCCTACTGCGAGCTCATCTACAACCCGACGCTGGGCGGCACACCGAGCTGGGCCAGCGCCGGGACGAACAGCATCGTCGAGTACGACGTGGCCGGGACCACGATCACCGGGGGCGACGTCCTCGCCGGCTGGTTCACGATCGCCGGCTCGGGCAGCGCTCGAGGCATCGGCGGCAAGGACCTGAGCCAGAGCCTGCCGCTCACGCTCGACACGGCCGGCGCGAACCCGATCGTCCTCAGCGTGGCCTGCACCAGCTTCACGGGGACAGCGAGCGTCACGGCCGCCATGAACTGGCGCGAGCTCTGGTAGGGGAGGGAACGTCATGGCGCGGAGCATGTACGTCGGTCAGGTGCTGGACTACAAGGCCCTGCTGACGGACGCACTCGGCACGGAGTACACGGCGGCGAACGTGGCGAACGAGTCCTGGGACTACGACGTGGGCGACACGACGGGCGCTATCACGATCACCTCGAGCGGCCTGACGGCACAGGTGACGGCCGTCTACCCGACCATCGGCGCGTACCTCCAATTCAATTGCGACGCCACGCCCGCCAACGCCTACCAGGGAGCGGTCGCCTTGGCCAGCCTGCAGGTCGACATAGACGTGCTCGGCGCCTCGCGGCTCGAGCCGCACGCCAGCTACTACAACGGCGAATCGTGGATCGAATGGACGCAGCCGGTCATCATCGCCACGGACCAGATCGGGTGCACGGCGAACGGCGCGGCCTGGAAGCTCCTGGCGACCCTCATGCGCCCCACCGACGCGCAGTGGACGGCGCTCGACATCACGGCCGGGCGTGGTGCGACGTACACGTACGCCCTGGCCTCGAGCGACGCCACGATCCTCGACCTGACCTACGACCAGCAGGAGGACGGCTGGTTCTTCAGGCCGAAGAAGCCCGGCGTGGTCACGCTCACGGCCACCGGCACACCGACCCTGACGACGCCGGGCGGCGTGATCACCGGCACGCTGCAGGTCAAGGTCGCCGGCATCATCGGCGGCAGCCTCGTCGAGTACACGCCGTGACGACGCTGCGGAGCTCGGCCACGCCGCCGCCCCTGGGAGCGCCGCGTCAGCGGCCGCCATGGTGGGCCAGGATCGTCATGGCCCTGGCGGACTTGAAGCTCGGGCGCAAGCGGCCGCACCATTGAACCCCGGGCGCACCCTCAAGGAGGCATCGATCATGCTCAAGACACACCGGCGGCTCATCGCGGTCGCCAGCTTCGCGCTCGCTCTGGCCACCTGGGCGCCGGCCCATGCGGAGGTCGACGGAGGCACGTCGCTCAGCGTCACGCAGACGAGCCAGACCATCACCTTCGCGTCGACGCATGGCTCCGTGACGATCATCAACGACAGCGCGAGCGCGAACGAGATCTACTTCAGGCTGTTCACCACGGCCGACACCGTAGCGGCGGCGACGACAGCCGGCGTGCGGCTCGAGCCGGGCGAGTCGCTCTCGTTCTCGTTCTCGAGCTTCAGTGAGCCCGGGACCGGATACTCGGCGGCGTCGATCGTGTGCGCCACCGGAGAGACGGCCACGGCCCGCGTGGTGTCGAAGTGAGGGCGCGCTGGACGTTGCTGGCACTCGCTCTCGCCTGCGCCGGTCAGGCGCTCGGCCAGGGCATCGAGTTCAGGCCCGCCAGTAGCGGCGGCGGGACGGCCGACCCGCTTTCACTGACGAACATCACCGGGACCACGAGCAGCTGCGGCGGCGCCGCGTCGGGCGCGGCCAACAGCGTGTGCCTGAGCAGCAACGCCATCACCGGCGAGGGCTCGACGGCCGACACCAGCGAGACGCGGGTGGCTTTCGGGGACGCCACGGCCGATCAGACGCTGACGTGCACCGGCGCGGCTTCGTCTTTCGGGTGCGTCGTGGCAGCTCCCGCGACCGCGGCCAGTTCGACGGCCGGCAACGGGCTGGCGCTCACGGCATCCGCCGCCACGGCGGGCAGCAGCAACGCGGGCGCTGCGGCCGGCGGGTCCGTCACGATCACGGCCGGTGCCGCGGCGCGCCTCACATCCGGCAACGCCGATGGCGGGAACGTCGTCGTGGTCGGCGGCGCCGGGATCGGCACTGGTGCTCTCGGGTATCTCGTCGTCGGTAGCGGTACGACGAACGGGCGCATTCTGCTCGACGGTTCTGCCTCATCTGACACCTTCTTCGTTGGAGACCAAGCCAGCGGGCTGTTCATCACGACCAGCTCGGCCGCGACCGTTCCAAAGGCTGTCTTTCACTCCGTCAGCGTCGAAACCGTGGCGACGACCAAGGCGCCCGGGGTCACCGAATCTCTGGAGCTGTACAGCAACGGCTCCGACGTGGACGGCCAGGCGATCACCCTCCCGAACGATCCGACCGTTGGCGTCTGTTACGAGTTCGCCCTGACCAGCACCGACAGCAGCGGCAGCTTCGCCATCGCGGCCGCTGCCGGTGAGACGCTGATGGACGCGGCCACCACCTGCTCGACCAGCTTCAGCGCCACCGCAAAGGGAGCGACGGCGAGGATCTGCGCCGTCTCGGGCGGCTCGGGCGGCCTCTGGCTGGTCATGTCGAAGAACGGGACCTGGACCTGCAGCTGATGCGCACCCGCGACACCCTCGCCGCCGTGGCCACCATCGCCCTCGGGGCAGTCATCCTCGAAGGCTGCGCGACCTATCGCGGCCTGCCATTACGTCCGCTCGCGATCTACAGCGCCGGCGCAGCACTCGACCTTGCCACGACGGAGCAGGCCCTGGCCGCAGGAGCAGCCGAGGGCAACCCGGCGATGCGTGGCCCATCAAGCCAGCGAGTCGCGATCAAGGTGGCACAGGTCGGGCTCGTCACCGCAGTCGACCAAGTCGGATGTGAGCGGCTCGCGAGGCCAGGCCGATGCCGGTGGCTGTTGCGATGCAGCTGGCTGGTACTGCATGGCTGGATCGCGGTCCACAACCAGCGCACGTACTGACAAAAAACATGCTCATCGCGGCCATCATCATCAGCTGCGCGCCATGGCTCAGCGGGTCCATGGCTTGCCGGCTAGGCGACCACGGAGGAGCCTGGGCCGTGCTCGAGCGCGGCGACTCACTGGACGTCGACCGCTTCATGGTCAAGAGGTGGCGGCTGCACTCGACCCCGCAGCCGCGAGACGACGGCCGGAGACGGGATTCAAGCCTCCCGGCCCCGCCGATGAGGGCCTGACCCGCCTGGGTAGCGTGCGGCCCTCGACCCCGCCGGAAGTATCACGCGACACGGCAGGCCCTGTCCAGTCCGGGCGCGGACTTGCGCCCCCGCGAGATCGGGCGCTACCGTCCGACCCGTAGGAGGCCACGGTGTACGAGAAGTTCGCGGCGTCGCTTCAGATCCGGCAGGCCGACGACATCAAGGGCAGCTTTACCGGCATCGCCTCGCTGTTCGGCAGCGTGGCGAACGGCATCATGCCGACCCGCTTCGAGAACGGCAGCTTCAAGGACACCCTGAGCGCTCGCGGCTCCAGGCCGATCAAGCTCCTGTGGCAGCACGACCAGCACGAGCCGATCGGCAGCGGCCGGGCCAGGGAGACGCACGAGGGCCTCGAGATCGCCGGCTCGCTGGTGCCGACCGCTCGCGGCAAGGATGCGATGGTGCTCGCCAAGAGCGGCCTGCTGGAGCTCTCGGTCGGCTTCACGGCCCGCGACTGGGAGATGCACGGCGCCGGCCAGGACCGCGTCCGGCTGGTCAAGAAGGCCGACCTGCACGAGGTCTCGCTGGTCACGTTCGGGGCCGACCCGGGCGCGCAGATCCGCGAGGTGCACGAGCTCGCCTCGAGCGGCGCTCTGGGAGCGGCGGCCAAGGCCGCCCTCGAGCGCGACCCGAGCCTCGAGGGCCTGCTGGCCGCCCTGGGCCTCGAGCAGCACGCCGGCCGCATCCTCAGCGGCAAGAACCTCGCCCGGCTGCGCGACTCCGTGAAGTTCCTGATCGACATGCACGTGGAGGCCGACGGCACGGACGCCTTCGCGTTCTACACCGACCTCGCCAAGGGCCTGAAGCCGAAGGAGGCGATCTACATGGACCCGCACGCCGAGGCAGCGGCGGCGGCTCCGGCCGGCGAGAAGCCGGGCGACAAGCCCGACGACAAGGAACCGGACGACGACGCGGACGAGTGCCCGGAGTGCGGCGAGGCCATGAAGGGCGGGAAGTGCGAGGCCTGCGGCTACACGAAGCCGGCCAAGGAGGAGCACCAGCGCAAGCGCTCGGCCGAGATCCTGCGCCGGGCCGCGCTGCTCGAGGCCACGCTGCTCCAGGCCAGGGCCGCGAGCATCGGCCTCGAGCGGCACTCGAACGAGCCTGGCCACCCGTTCTACGGCAACCAGTACACCGGCGGCCAGGGCGGCAGCGGCAAGGACGAGGGCGGCAGCGGCAAGCTCCCGAAGGGCGACACCGAGGTCGCCGGCCTGCCGGCCCAGGTCACGCCGAACGGCAACGGCCTCGACGTCCGCGTCGGCCTCGACGGCAACATGTCCGGCCGCACGATCAGCCTCGTGAACACGTGGATGGAGACGCCGAACCTCAACACGACGTTCGGCGCCTTCGAGGACAAGGGCAAGGCCCGCGACGTGGTCGACAAGCTCGCGGAGCACGCGCACGCCCTGGGAAAGTCGGAGCTCCAGCTGGCGAGCGGCCGCGAGGGCGACCGAGGGTTCAGCCGGGAGGACAAGGACTTCGGCCTCTGGCTGAAGGACAGCGGCGGCAGGGCCGGTATCAGGCTCGACAAGGACCAGAGCGGATTCTGGGCCGTGAAGGTGAACCTGAAGCAGTACCTCGCCAGCGCCAAGAAGGGCAAGTAAGGAGGCCATTGGGCGACGTAACGCCCGGTACGACCGGCCTCGGTCATCGCCCGCTCCCCAATGAAGGGCCGCTTGAATACCGGCCCCGTCGCCCCAGCCATATTAAGGCCAGATGCGCCCAGCCCTGAATAAGAAGGTGCTGCCGGAACGGCACCGCCTCGAGCTCCAGCACGGCCGCGACCAAGCTCGCGCCCTGCGAGGGCATCCTCTACCGCTTCAAGGGAGGCCAGGGCCCGAGCAACATCAGCATGGCCACGGCCACGAACACGACCTCCACGGCCCGCGTGACGGCATTCTTCATCGAGGGAGCGAGCCAGGGCGCAGGTCTGGTCGAACGCTTCAGCTGCCCCGCCGGGACCACGTCCTGGGCCAGCGTCACGACCACGAGCAACGGCGCCACGATGACCGCGTACGCCGACTCGGAGCTCATCACGCTGGCCACGGACGGCGCCGAGACGGAATCGAGCGCCAATCTACTCCGGGGAAACGCGCTCATCGACGCCGTGGTCTGCCGCATCACGACCACGATCACGACGGCGACCGAGTGGAGCGGTTCATCGACCAGCAGGACGTGCTGACTGCCGGCACGACCCGCGTCGGGCTTGTGCATTGGGAGTCCACACCCATCAACGTGAGCATGGGCACGGCGGCGCAGAAGCTGCTCATCACGACCACGGGCACGCCCGGGGCCCGACGAGCTAGCGCAGGCTCGGACTTGCGCACGGGGAGCGGCCCTCGGCATCATCGCCGCGTGATACCAGCGCGGATCGCCCGCGCCTGACGAAAGGGAGAACGAACCATGAGTCTGCAGGTTGCCCTGAAGAAGACCCAGGAGCAGCTCGGCAAGGCGATCCACGACATGCGCGAGCTCGGCCTCAAGATCGCCGACGCCACGCCCGAGGCCGCCAAGGAGCTCGAGACCCAGTACGAGAAGCACTCGGCCGAGGTCGGCCGTCTGATGGCCAGCGCCGACCGCTTCGCGGCCGACCTCGAGCGCGAGCGCAAGGTCGAGCAGCTGTCGAGCCAGATCGTCAACGCCCCGCCCGCCCCGACGCCCCAGGCGCCGACCGGCCGGGAGACGCACGCCGGCGCGCCCGGCGGCAGCGCCGAGACGTCCGTCGCGCAGCTGCACCGCGAGTGCTTCGCGGCCTACATCCGGGGCGGCGAGCGCAGCACCGCCTTCGCCGAGGCCCGCGAGCGCCTCATCGCCTCGGCCAGCGAGCGTGAGCGCCACGCCCTGCTCTCGACGAAGAACGAGCTCGGCGGCTTCCTGACGACCGAGGACTTCCGCGCCGAGGTCATCAAGAACGCCGGCGGCATCACGGTGATGCGCATGGCCGGCGCCCGCGTCGTGCCGACCTCGAGCTCGGTGCTGGTGTACCCGAGCATCGCCGGCGGCACCGACCCGTTCTCGACCGGCTTCGCCGGCTCCTGGCGGGCGGAGGGCGCGCAGGGCACGGACGGCACCGCCCCGACCGTCCAGAACCAGCCGACGTTCGGCCAGGAGCGCATTCCGGTCCACGTCTGGCAGCCCGACGCCGTCGTGATCACCCGGGAGCTCATGGAGGACGCCGTCGTCCCGCTGGAGTCCATCCTCGCGCAGAGCATCGCCGAGACGAAGGGCCAGGACGAGGACTACGCGTTCTTCCAGGGCGACGGCATCGGCCGGCCGCGTGGCGTGTTCGACTACATCGCCGCGAGCACCGGCCCCGCCATCAGCGCCGTGAACAGCGGCTCGAACTCGACGTTCACGTACGACGGCCTGCTCGACCTGTTCCACACGCTGCCGATCCAGTACCGCGACCGGGCGGCCTTCGTGTGCCGCTCGCTGGCGTTCTCGGCCATCCTGAAGCTGAAGGACAGCACGAACCAGCCGATCCTGTACGCGGGGTCGATCCCGGGCACGCTGTTCGGCAAGAAGGTGTGGCTCACCGAGCACGCCCCGGCCGTCGCGCAGAACGCCTACCCGCTCCTGTTCGGCGACATGTCGTACTACGTGATCGCCGAGCGCAGCGACATGCGGCTGCAGCGGCTCGACGAGCGCTTCGCGCCGAACGTGGGTTTCTTGCCCACGGCCAGGCTCGGCGGCGGCGTCGTCCGCGTGCAGCCGTTCCGCGCCCAGAAGATCAGCGCCTAGCCGCCTGATGGCGGGCCGGGAGTTTCCAGGGCCTCCCGGCCCGCCGACGTACAACCGCCCCTGAAACCCTGCTGGCCGTGGCCGAGCGCCACCGCCCCCAGGCGCGAAAGGACGAACGAACATGGCACAGCCGGCTGGCATCGGCGCGGCCGCGAACCGCGAGCTGAAGACGAAGGTCAAGGTCGTGCAGGTCCTGACCCCGAACGTGGTCAACGACGACACGGACGGGACGGCGGGCGCCGCCGCCGACATGAAGGGCTACGAGAGCGCCCTGCTGGTGGCGCAGATCGGCGTCTCGGGCGACACCCTCTCGGGCAGCGTGAAGCTGATCCCGGTGGCGATGGAGTCCGACTCGCCCTCGAGCGGGTTCACGGCCGTCGCGGCCGCCGACCTGCTCGGCGCCTTCACGCTGGTGGACGACCCGGCCGAGGACGACGTGGTCCAGACCGTGGCCTACATCGGCACGAAGCGCTACGTGAAGGTCAACATCGACACCACGGGCACGCACACGAACGGCACGCCCTGCTCGGCGTGCGTCGTCCTGGGCCACCCGAGGGTGATGCCCGCCGCCTAGCGGTTCCGCCTGACCATGCCTCCCGGGGGCCAGCGCTCCCGGGAGGCCTCCACATGCTCGGGGGTGAACCGTGGCGCTCTTGACGTACGCTCTGTGCACCGTGGCCGAGGCCGAGGTCGGTCTCGGCCTTTCGACTGGAGAGGGCGGCTCGCGCCTCGAGGCCCTCGTGAACTCGGCGACCATCCTCGCCGAGACGTACTGCCGCGCTCCGTTCGTCATCCGCCAGTTCAGCGAGCTGCACCAGGGCTGGAGCAAGCGGCTGTACCTCAAGCACGCACCCGTGACCGAGGTCGCCAGCATCATCGACCCCGCCCTCAACAGCGTGCCTTCGACCGACTACATCATCCTCGGGGACATGGGCGTGCTCGAGCACTTCGGCCGCTTCCCGATCCCGCAGAACAGCCAGGGCCAGCGCGCCTATTGGACCGTGACATTCTCGGCCGGCCTGTTCGCCAACACGGCGGCCGTCGGGGCCGACCTCAAGGAGGCGTGCTGGCGGCTCGCCGGCAAGGCCTGGGAGAGCCCCAGCGGCGGGGCGCAGTCGGTCGGCGTGGGGAGCCTGTCGGTATCCTACGGCGGCAGCGGCGGGGCGCAGACGACCGGCGGCACCATGCCCGCCGACGTCGCCCTCATCCTCGACAGCTACCGAAGGAACCTCATCTGATGCCGACCGTGCCGCAGTGGGTCGAGACGCTCGGCGCCGACCTCGCCAAGCTCGGCGCCCTGATCGGAGGCCTCATCATGGCCGCGAAGGGCATCCGCCGCGTCTGGCGCTGGACCTCGCTGCAGGTCGAGACGCTCGAGACGCTCCAGAACATCGCGGCCGAGCTCCGTCCGAACCACGGGACTAGCATCAGGGACTCGCTCGACCGCATCGAGGCGCGGCAGGTCACGCACGAACAGCGCTGGCGCATCGCGCTCTATGACCACGACAAGGGCATCGTCGAGCTTGACGGCGATGGCAGGCTCGTCTGGTGCAACAGGACGTTCCGCGAGATCACGGGGCGCGACACCGAGGAGCTCCAGGGCACCGGGTGGGCCCTCGCCATCGCGCCCGAGGACCGCTCGCGCATCCTCGAGGAGTGGGAGGACGCCGTCCAGCACGGGCGCGACTACGAGACGACCGTGACCTACCTACGCGACGACCAGCGCGTGGCGGCCTGCCTGCGCGCCACGGCCCTCCGAGCCGAGCCGGTGATGACGCCCTACAGCCGTCGGGCCACGGACGAGGACGATTCCGGCGCGTCATTCCGTTCGGCGTCTCAGGCCAGGACAGGCAGGGCCGGCGGGTGGGTTGCCATCGTCTCCGCCTGCGCCAGCTGCCCAGGGCAGTCCAGCTGCATCAAGAGGGCCTGACGTGGCCGCGATCCCGACCGCCATCCGAGCGCTGATGAAGCACACCGTGACGCTCAAGGTCTGCACGACCTCGGACGCCTACGGGGAGAAGACGCTCGGGGCAGCGAACACCGTGCGGGCCCGCATCGACTACAACACCGTCCGCGTGCTCTCGCAGGCCGGCGAGACGGTGGACTCCACGACCCAGGTCTACACCGAGGACGTGGCCGGCTTCACGCCCGAGGGAGAGATCACCCTACCCGACGGCTCGAAGCCGAAGATCATCAGCGTCCGGCGCCTCTACTGGCCGAACGGCGCCTCGCACCTGGAGATCGCCCTATGAGCCTGCGCACCCTCGGCAACAAGGCCGGCTTCGGCGTGACCTGGGACGGCCTGCAGGAATTCCAGCGCATGTGCGAGGAGCTCGCGGGCGACCCAGGCGAGGGCCTGGACCTCGTGATCGAGGAGCAGCTGGAGATCATCGGCCGGCGCGCCGACTACTACTGCCCCAAGGACACGCACTCGCTCGTGGACTCCCGACAGGTCTGGGTCATGGAGGGCGCACGCGGCCTCATGGACGGGGCGATCACGTACGGTGGTGGGCCGGTCGGCGTCAAGGACCCGGCCGAGTACGCCCTGTTCGTGCACGAAGACCCCGTGGCCCGGCACAAGCCCCCGACCCGGTGGAAGTGGCTCCAGGCCGCCTTCGACGAGAAGCGCGCCAGCGCCCTGAAGGCCATCGCTGCGGCCTTCGAGCTGCGCATCACGCGGGCCGGCCGGCTCGCGGCGAGGTAGCGCCATGGCGACCCTGGACGAGCTCGCGACGTACCTCGCGGCGCACGCCGCCGGCACAGTCAAGACCTCGAGCGCGCAGGCCAGCACGCCCTGGCTGATCTACAAGGGCGGCGAGGTTCCGGGCGACCGGACGGACGCCATCATCCTCAGCCTGTTCGGCCTGGGCGAGCCGATCCTGCAGATGGGCACCGGGTTGACCGGCGTCGTCGCCGAGACGGTGGGCCTCCAGGCCATCGCCCGGCACACGTCCTATGCGAGCGCGGACTTGAAGGCCCGCGAGGTGTGGGGCATCCTGCACGGCGTCGGGGACACGACTCTGAGCGGCACGCGCTACCTGTTGATCCGGGCACAGGGCGCCGTGGTGCCGATCGGGCGCGACCCGCAAGGGTGCTGGATGATCGGAGCGAACTTCGAAGTGACCAAGGAGCTGTCATGAACAGCCCCGAGCTGTTCCTGCGCCAGCAGCTGCTCGCGCTCCGGGCCAGCATCGTCGCGCAGCTGGCCCAGGTCGACGCGACTCTGAGCCTGCTCGAGGGAGCGCCGGCCGAGCCCCAGGACGACGCGGGCGCGGGCGCGGGCGCGTGCACGCACACGAAGCGCCTCAGCGCTGCCACGATGGGGCATCCGACGGCCTGGGTCTGCGCGACCCCGGGCTGCAACGCTGGCGGGGAGGCCTGATCCCATGAGCGTGACCAAGTTCACCGACGCGCACGTGTTCGTCGGCAGCCGGGAACTGACGGGCAAGCACAACAGCCTGAGCGTGGCCTACTCCGTGGCCATGCTCGACGCGACCACGTTCGGAAACACGACCAAGATCAACCATCCGGGCATCGCCGAGTGGAAGATCGACGGCGAGGGCCTCTACGACGCGGGTGCCGACATCGCCGCGACCGGCGTGACCTTCGTGGAGAGCGACAGCCCCGACGGCCTGTTCAACCTCGTCGGCTCGGCCGGCGCCCTCATCAGCCTGACGGACGTGACGCCCGCCCTGGGAGGCGTGGCCTACTTCCTGAAGACGGTCCAGGCCGACGTCTCGTTCTTCGGCGGCCACGGTGACCTGATCCCGTTCACGCTCTCGAGCGCGCCCTCGAGCTACGGCTGCCGTGGGTCGGTGCTGCTCCCGAACACGCAGCAGCTGGCCAGCGGCAACGGCACCGGCCTACAGCTGGGCGCCCTCACGTCGGACCAGCGCCTGGTGGTGGGGCTGCACGTGCTGCAGTTCAACGGGACCACGATGACCATGATCGTACAGAGCGACAACGGGGTGGGCTTCGGCACGCCGACCACGGTTGCCACCATGACGGCGGCGACCGGCCTGACCTCGCAGTGGAAGGAGGTCGCGGGACCGATCACGGACGACTGGTTCCGGGCTTCGTGGACGTTCACGGGGACGAGCTTCACGGCTCTGGTGGTCGTGGGCATCGCCTCGCTGTTCTAGGAGGAAACGACGATGGCGGTTGCCAAGTTCTACGACGCCGTGGTGACGCTCTCGGGCACCGGCGGCCCGCCGCCCACCGGCGGCACGGCGCTGCCTCACGTGCGCGAGGTCTCGATCAGCTACAGCGCCGACATGCTCGACATCACCGAGATGGGCAACGCGACGAAGGTGAACCTCGCGGGCCTGCTCGAGTGGGGCATCGACGTGAAGTGCCTGCAGGACTACGCGGCGGCGAACGTCGACGCGATCCTGTTCCCGCTCGTGGGCGCGGCCGCCTTCTACATCCAGGTCAGGCCGACCAGCGCGGCCGTCGGCGCCTCGAACCGGCAGTACTACGGCCTCGCCGTGCTCGAGAGCTACGGTCCGATGGACGGCGGCGTGGGCGACGCGCAGATGGTCAGCGCCTCGTTCAAGTGCGCCGGCACCCTCACGATGAGCGCGACCTAGACCCTCTGCTCTGCCCTGCGCGGCGCCCCCAGGCGCAGGGCATAGCCGGCCCCGGCTGATCCTCCGGGGCCAGCGGAGAGCGGGCAGGGCTGAGAACCCTGGGGGCTTCAACACGAGCGGAGGACCCGCTCGAGGAGGATTCGATGGCTCGTCCCGCCTACTCGCTCAAGATCGCCGCACGCGACGTCGAGGTCCGCTACGACATGGAGTCGCTCGAGTGGTTCGAGCGCAAGCGCGGCTTCGGCATGGTCGCGGCCCTGTCCGAGCACATGGGCATCGAGACGACGATCTGGCTCCTGCTGGCCGGCGTGCGCCACCGCAAGGATGGCACCACGTACGACGCCATGCGGTCGCTGCTCCAGGCCCACGTCGACCAGCCCGACTGCCACCTGGGCGACGTGACCAACCAGATCGTGGAGGCCCTGCGGCACTTCGGCGTGATCCCGCCCGCCGAGTACGACAGCAAGTCGGACGGCCGCTCGGACGGCCGCCCCAACATGCCCCGCGCCGAGTAGAGGAGCGGGGCCACATACTGGCGGCGAACCTCATGTGGGCCCAGGAGCTCGCGGTCTCGCGGCTCGGACTCGACCCGATCCGCTTCTGGGCCCACGCGCCAGCCGACCTCGCCATGATGTTCGAGGCCGAGCGGCACGGCAGGAACCGCCACGCCGTCATCGACTCCTGGCGGCTGTCCTGGGTCATCGCACCACACATCAGCAAGGGCAGCGTCAGGCCGAGCCGCATCCTGCTCACCGCTCCGTTCTACGACGCCGACCCTGAGCAGCCGGGCCAGCGCAAGGCCGAGGAGGACTAGTGGGCAGCATGGTCGTTGCCGGCATCGTCGCCAAGCTCGTCCTCGACCCGAGCCAGTTCGCCAAGGGCCTCGACACGGCCATGAGCGACGCCTACAAGGCCCGCAAGAAGATGGACGAGGACTTGGGCAAGGCCTTCGGGAACCTGCTCAAGAGCGTGCCCGGGAAAGACCTGGGCCGGCGCATCGGCGAGCAGGTGACATCGGGCCTGACCTCGGCCATGAACGGCCTCTCAGCGAACGTCGGCACCATGCTCGCGGGCGGCGTTGTGGCCGGCGCGGCCGCCATCGCCGGAGCTCTTTCCTACGCCACGTATTCCGTGCTCGGCCTCGCCGACCGCATGTCGAACCTCGCGGACCGCACGGGCATGGGCACCGAGGCCCTGCAGAAGTTTGCATTCGCAGGGAGCGCCGTGGGCGTCAGCGCCGAGCAGATCGGCCTCGCGATGACCAAGATCAATCGGGGCATCGGCAGCGGCTCCAAGGCCACGGCGACCGCGCTGCGCGACATCGGCCTAGGCCTGCAGGACGTGGCGAAGCTCCAGCCCGACCAGCAGTTCTCGAAGATCATGGGCGCCCTCGACAAGATCCCGAACGCCGCCAACAAGGCCCAGGCCGCCATCGCCCTGTTCGGCCCACGGCTCGGCCCCTCGCTCGCAGCCCTCTCCGGCTCGATGGAGGAGGCCATGAAGAAGGCCGTCGAGTTCGGCGCGGTCATCAGCGAGAAGGACGTGGCGGCCGCCGACCAGCTGGGCGACAACCTCGGGTTTCTGAAGCTCGGCTTCGAGGGCCTCATCAACACGATCGGGACCACGATCACGAGCAACGCCTCGTTGCACGCCATGATCGAGGGCCTGGGCCCGATCCTCGGCACGATCAGCAAGGCCGTGCTCGACAACAGGGCGGCGATGCAGGAGTGGGTGAGCCTGGGCGTCGAGCTTGCGATGAGCGCCCTCATCGGCATGGTGGGCGCCGTCCGCATCCTCGACGACGTCCTCGTGGCCCTGCGCGTCACGTGGCTCTCGATGCTCAACGTCGCCGGGTCGCTCTCGGTGGCCCTGCTGCGCGTGGCCCAGGCCAGCGCCCTCGCACACGGCGACATCAACAGCTCGAGGCAGATGGAGCAGTCGGTCGCCATGGTCAAGGAGTGGCAGGCCGAGCTCTCCGACTCAGCGAACAAGCTCATCGACTCGAGCGCCAAGCGCCAGAACTTCTACGCTGGCGTCGAGAAGCAGCTGGAGGGCCTCAAGAAGAAGACCTCGGATCTCTCGGGCAAGGAAGTCGACGTCAAGATCAAGCCGAAGGTCGACCCGGAGGCCTCGAAGAAGCTCGCCGAGGCCCTGGCCAAGGAGCAGAAGGAGTGGGAGAAGGCCATGGCCTCGCTGCTCCCGGGCATGGGCGCCGAGCGCGCCGGCCGGGAGAAGGCCAGCGACGCCCGCCAGCAGATCCTCGGCCCCGGCTACGACGAGGTCCGCACCGAGGTCGGCCGGATCGCGCAGGCCATCACCGACATGGGCGGCGCCGGCGCGCTCACGGCCTCGCAGTTCAAGAAGCTTGGCGACGAGCTCGAGCGGCTCCGGCAAGCGAACCCTGAAGCCTTCGCCGACGCAGCAGCTGCGTTCCAGACGAACGTGACGCCCGGCGGCCTCTACGACACCAGCATGGGCCCGGCACTCCCGCAGCCCGAGGCCGTCACGGGCCAGGGCGTCAACCTCAACGCGCTGTCCGTCGCCAGCACCATCGACCCGAAGACGACCGACTACATCATCGAGTCCGTCGGCAACGTGGTGCCGAAGCTCGAGAAGGCCGAGAGCGCAACGAAGGACTGGCAGAAGGCGCTGCAGGCGACCGCCGACATCATGCAAATACTCGGCATCAATGCCGACTCTGCGCTCGGCCAGATCATCGGCGGCGTGACCGGCCTACTCGCGGCCATCGACGCCGTGAAGGGCAGCATCGGCGGCATCAAGGACGCCTTCAAGAGCTTCAGCGCTCCTGGCGGCGGTGGCCTGGGCGGCATCGCCAAGATCGCAGGTAGCCTCATGGGTGGGATCGGCGCAGCCCTCAGCGCCGGCAAGGCCGCGCTGCAGATCGGCAAGGCCATCGTGGGCCTGTTCAAGAGCAGCCCCGCCGAGAAGGCCGCCAAGGAGGGCGGCAAGTACCTCGGCTTCAAGATGAGCAAGGAACTCTCGGAACAGGTCGCCAAGGACGCCAAGAAGTTCGGCGTCAGCATGAAGGACGCCATCCTCCTGAACCTGAACGCGGCCATTGCCGAGAGCGGCAAGAGCGCCAAGGAGTTCTCGAGCCAGATCATGGACGCGATGGCCCTCGCGGCCAAGGGCGGCAAGGAGGCCGGCAAGGCCATCGAGGAAGTCGGCAAGGCGTTCTCGAGCGTGCGGGAGCAGGCCAAGAAGGGCGTGGGCGACAAGGCCATGGTGCAGCTGATCCAGCGCGCCCGCGAGCTCGGCCTCAAGGTGCCGGAGATCGCCGACGCCATCAAGGATGACCTCGCGAAGGCCCTCGGCGGACTCGGCAAGGTCGTCAGCGGCATCGCATTCGTCGACACGGGCAGCGTCTCGAGGCAGGCGACCCTGCTCGCCTCGACGTTCTGGGCCACGGTGCGGGAGCAGGGCATCGTCGAGGCGGCCTTCGCATTCGCCGACGTCATGAAGACGTGGAACGAGAAGATTGACGCGGCCGGCCTAGAAATGACCGCCGAGACGGCGGCCATGCTCGCGCCGATCAACGCCGTGGTCGGCCTCGCGATGAACGAGACGACCAGGGCCGTCATGGAAGGAATCCAGGGCCTGAGCGACCTCCTGGGAGGCCTCGCCGACAGCGGCTACATGACCGTGGGCGCGTTCCAGGCCGTGGGCGGCGAGGCCCAGGCCGCCTATGACCAGCTGATCGCCGGGGGCGCCGACTCGCAGACCGCCCTGATGGCCATTGCCCCGCTGCTCGCGCAGCTGAAGGAGGCGGCGGCGAACTACGGCGTGGAGCTCGACGACAACACGAAGCGCCTCATCGAGCAGGCCGAGGCGGCCGGCGTGGCCTTCCCGGTGGATCCGCTCCTGCAGATCGTCGACGTGCTGAAGGAGATCGCCAAGGTACTCGGCGCCGAGATCCCGGCCAGCGCGAACCGGGCTGGCGAGGCGCTGCGCGGCCTCCCGGCACCGAACATGCCCGGCGGCGGCGGGTTCACCGACACCGGCACGGCCGGCTCGCTGCCCGGCTACTCGGCAGCCGCCGGCCTCGACCCGACCGTCTTCAAGCAGGACACGGTGATCAGGGCGCACAAGGGCGAGCTCGGCATGATCGTCCCGGCCAGCCGCGTGGGCGACATCGATGCGAGCTTCGGCAAGGGCAGCGCACCCATTGGCGGCTCGAGCCAGAGCGTGGCCGTGGGCCCGACGACCGTCACGATCGAGAACGACCCGACGCGCACGCGGGAGGGCGAGCGCCGCGTGATGGAGCTCCAGGCCGACACCCTGGTCGCGCTCCTGCGCCAGCGCGACACCCGGCTCATGCTCGCGCTGCAGGAAGCCGGCTTCGCCCGGCAGTAGGAGGAGAGGCCAATGCTCGGCATCGTCAGTCAGGGCGACAAGACCTGCGCCGCGAGCGAGGACACGATCGTTACCTCGAGCGAGAGCGGCGTCTTCGCGGCGATCTTCGACCTGTCGGCCATGGTCGCGTCCGACGTCATTCAGGTCAGGCTCAAGACGAAGGCCAGGGCGACCGGCACCGGGAACAACCTCCGCACGGCCGCGTACGCGTCCTATACCGGCGCGCAGAGCGACCCGACCAACGTCGTCCTGGGCCCGATCCCGGTCGGCGTGCAGTGCTCGGTCACGATCAAGCAGACCGCCACCGGCTCCGGCGGCTACAAGGTCGTCCCATGGATGCTGGTCCGCATCGGGTGAGCCAGTGGCCTACTTCCTGACCTATGCCGCGCCCCAGAACGGGCCACAGAGGCGGCTCATGTCCGAGCCTCTGCGCGAGGCCCTCAAGGCCGGCCGGCAGCGCTTCGTGGTCCTGGGCGTCTTCGAGCTCGAGGACGCCGACGGGACGATCATCCTGGGCGACCCGGCCGACATGCAGCAGGGCGTGCCTGACGAAGGCCCGCTCTACAAGGCGGCTCGCCCCATCGTCACGTCGTGGGGCCAGGTCAGGACCGGCGTCCAGGTCAGGGGCGAGAGTCTCCAGACAGTCTCATTGAACCTGCAAATTACCGACACCGACCGCTGGTGGGCGAAGAAGATCGTCGGCCCCTACGCTCACACGCTGCGGAACACGCCCCTGACGGTCTACCTGGGGGCGGCGGGCGTGCGCTGGCCTGACTGGCACGTGGCCTTCCGCGGGTCGCTCCAGGCGTGGGCGCTCGACGGGCCGGCCGCCTGGACGCTGTCCTTCGGCCCCGACGACCAGTGGCTCAAGGGCTTCGCCCCGCGCCACCCGATCACAACCGCCGACTACCGCTACAGCGACGCCAAGGTGCTCGACCAGTTCATGCCCCTGGTCTACGGCACGCACAGCACGGCCGGCCTGGGCGGCGGCGGCGCCCTGGCCTGCCCGCTGGTCGACTCCAAGACGTTCCGCTACCTCGTGGGCCAGGGCCACGTGACCGTCGACGCGGTCTACGTCTCTGGCG